ATTATTTAGATTGTTCTTCGAACTCTTCCAGCAATGCCTGAACCAGGGTTACCGGAGTATCATTCTTCTCAGCTACGATTTCGTGGCGAGCAGCAATGAGAGTAAGTTCTTCCAAAGTATAGGCCTTTGCAATCTTTGCAACTTCCATACCCTTTTCAAACTGAGCAGTCAGTTTCTTTTCCAACTTGTCCAAATCATTAGCCGAATATTTCTCTACTTTGTTTTTGTCGGCAATCATCCGAAGGTGTCCTGAGTTCAAAGCCATTTGGATTTTCTTTGAACCAAATTGACGGAGAGTAAGTTCTCTTTCTTCTCCTCTTGCGATTGTGATACCAGTTGACTGGTCATGAAAACTGTAAGCTTTAGCTCCTACAGTTACTCTTATTTTTTCACTCATAATCTACTAAGTTTTTAGATGTTTTAAAATAGGGATAGAGTCCCCGTAAAACCCTATCCCATTCGAAATTAGAACTGTGTAAAATAAAAACCAGGTTTACTCCAGGTTAACCATCAAGTACGGGTCGATGTTCATGAAGTCTGGGAATCCGGCTTCAGAGAACTTCTTATTCGCAGACAAGATAAGTGCAGCATCCTGATACATCTTAGAGAAGCCAGTAGTCAAGCTTGCATAGATGGCCTGAGTCTGGTTGGAAACGATTCTTTCAGATTCCAACATCAATTGCTTAGCAGTAAGCTTAATCAAAGCAGCTGTTGTATCAATCAGCAGAAGGCCTTGGTCCGGAGTTCCAGGATGGATGTAGAAGTTGGCATTCTTAGGTACCGGAGACTTGATGTTGAGTGTAGCTTCAGTAGTACCTGAATGACGGTCTTTAAACTCGGGCAGGTTCAACATTTCGATAGCTTGGTCTTCTCCACCAATCATTGTAGTGAAGTTACGTCCCATACGAGCAGCACGTACCCAGATATGGAGAAGGTCCTTATATGTGATACCGTTGGTTGTTTCGTATACACCGATAATCGGAGCCGATTCAGAACCATCCGGTTTGTTACCATTGATAACAACGTCCATTGCCAAGGTATCCATTGCATAACCCAGCTGAACACCGAAGTCACGAAGGTAGATTGCCAATACATCAAGAGAAACGTAGTTACGAACTTCATCAGTAAGTTTAAAACCTTTACCGATTTTGAACAGAGAAACTGATTTCTGTCCGAAGCTTACATCTCCCAATGGAATTGTTTCTGCCTCGTTAACCTTAGCCGGTGCAGCATCGGACATGTTAATCATCGGCATGATAGCAGTCAATCCATTGATTGACTGGTCGGATGCAATAATCTCCGGATAGAACGGAGCTTGGCGCATACCCAAAGTAATTGCAGAACGAATGATTTCCGGAACAATCCAACGAACATCTTGCTGAGGCATAGTGAAGATATTTTCCATTGTATCGATTTTTGGATTGATACCAACCTTTTCGAACAATTCATCTTCTGTAATTCCCCACTTACCTGTAGCAAGTTCACCCAGGGTAATTTCTACCGGCTTTTTATTCTGGGCTCCCTGACGGAAAGCATCCAGCTGACTTACCATTTGAGGAAGTTCTTTGATAAAGTCTTCCTTCTTCAGTTTTGAAATATCAACTTTTTCCATAATTTCTTTTTCTTCTTATTTAATAAGTACTTGGATTAACTCGTTTGCTTCGTCTGCCGGAGTAAGAGCAATGAAAGGAGTTGAGGTTCCCTGGTTTGCTTTTACAAAACGGTCATTTAGCAAATCTCCAGAAGGGATTACATAACCAGCAGTAAGAGTAGCATTTGATACCCAATTACAAATCATGTAACCTTCCATAGCAACTGTAACTTCTACGGGGAAGTTATGCTGGGCACGGTAAGCCGGATTTATGTTATCAGTAACAGCAACTCCCAAATATACTTCAGTATCAGCATCTTTGAAAGGGAATATGAGGCCAGTTTCATCAATTGCCACCGGCATACCCTGAACGATTGTTTCTCCTTCTTTTACATTGAAGGCTTGGTGCAATTTGTGGGATTCACTTTTGTAAATCACCGCTCTTGGAGTCTTTTCCCCAAAGAGAGTCATTGCTTGGTCTTTGTTTACGATTTTCGTCATAACAGTGATATTTATCGATTATTTCTTTATTTGAACTTACTCTTGTAGATGTCATCAAGAACATCGGAAGTAGATCTTTCGGCCAATTTAGTTTTGTCCTCAGCCTGAGTTCCTGATTTATCATTGACTTCCTGAGCTGAAGAAGCACGGCTTACATCGTGAGAACCGCAGCTTGAGCATACCATTGGGAACTTCTCTTCCAAACGAGCCTGATAGTCTTTCTGGAGAGAAATCAAAGTAACCATACCGGTAGTTTCGGCATTCAACATAGTGATGATAGTTTCATCGGCTTTGTCACCCATCAACTTCTTATAAGTACCTACGGCATTTTCACGGAGGGAAGCAATGTGATTCTTTCCTACCGTTGCCATTTCCTTCAAGTTTGCTACTTCAGCATTCAGATTATTAATCTGTTCAGTAAGAGAAGATTTCTCTGTAGTCAGATTATCAATCGTAGTCTGAAGACTGTTTTTGGATGATACCAAGCTTTGAATACATGAGATAACTTCTTCCTGAGTCATCTCTTTGCCTTCTGCAAGGGGTAGCATGTTATCCCCGAAAAGCTTTTCAAGAAATTCTTGCAATTCTTTGTTCATATTCTCTTTATTATTATTTTGGTTTTCTTGGTTATCAATTAAAGAACCCTGAGTATCGTCCTTTTCTTGAAACTCTGAGAGATCTGTTTTGTAGTCAGTAAAGAAGTACTGTTTGGACTTGTCATCTCGATATTCCTCATAAGAAGACCAGGTTCTTTTTGCAAAAGTTGGATTAATGATTTTACCGTCTTCACCAATCTTTTGAGCAAAAGAATCAGCTCCATGAGATACCAGAGATGTTTCCATATAACGAACTATTTCAGTAACTATTCTACGAATCATTTCACCCTTAGAGTCATAAGTACCAAGCTTCTGGTAGAATTCACTCTCTTCCATTTCCGGATGTGATTTATCCCACTTGAATTGTACTGTTACTGAGTTACTGTGAATTGAAGGAGGTTCCATAAGAATACCTCTAGCAATTCTTGGATTAGCTTTACCATCAATCTTCAGAATACCATTGATACCTGCAGGTATAGTAAAGCTTCCATCCTTATAAGACTCCTGCCACATTACTTGAGATACAGCTCCAATTGCATTACCAATATTGGTTTCATGGTCGCAATTTACAGTTTGTCCAAGTAGCATTCTCATAGAAGCCTTGAGTACTCCATTCTGACTAAAGTCAGTAGGATTCCAGTTCTTAGATACAATCGTTTCAGAAAGTAATCTGAACATAGGTTCGATGAACTCTTCATCCTTTGGAGTAAGTTCTGATTTGTCAAGGTTTGGATAATAGGTATTATAATCTATATCTCCTCCCCAAAATCCAAATTGAGCAATGGTATCCGGTGTCGGAGTCTTCCATTTATAATAATTCTCTGAGAAAGCCTGGGCTCCAACTGATTCTGGGATATACCCAGCCATAATGGTATGACCCTGGCCAATCACCATTGAATCAAGATGCTCTTTGTTTTTCTTTGTAAATTTTTTACTCATCTTGCTTTAGTATTTTGGTCTCCTCGAGAAGGAGCCGGATTAGTTTTATCTCTTGACCTACGAGCAGATTGATTCTTATCAGCCTGCCTTTGTTTCTTCTTAGTACCTTCTTGAGGGTCTGAATTACCACCTTTAGCAAACTGGTCTTCAAGTGAAACTCTTGGTTCATCCTCATCAGGAGAATCATATCCCATTGCCCAAGCATATTGGTCTTGGCTAATGATACCAGCTTTGTACAACAAATCCAAATTCTGTATCTTGTATTGAAGACCTTGTTGAACTTTAACTTCATCGGAGATAGTTGAAGTCCCCCATTGAATCTTTATTCCCTTATTATTAAAGCCTGCCAGACGCAGTTCTAGAGAATAAAGAAAATCTAATACATAAGTTACAAGCATTTGTAGATTCTTTAACTGGCTGATTAATTTAGAGAGCATTATCCCAGTTGCTCCTTCACCAGTTGTTGAACTAACTCCGATAAGATTACCATTAACTCCCAAACCATTAGCAACAGACTGTTGATTCATATTCCAAGGTTCCTTGATATTACCCAATTCCTTAGTGGTAGAGTTAAGCTTAAACTCATGGTCATCAATGTAACCAGTTACGATTCCATCTTTCATACCCTCCCTAAGATTCCTTTTTAGGTCTCTTAGGTTTCTTTCTAGTCTAGCTTCATATTGCTTTATACTTTCACTACCAGATTGGTCAGGTTTAGCCATCTTAGCTTCTAAGAATCCTACCATACCACAAACTTCCATGATATGTTTGAAGTTTACCTTCATATCATGTTGGCCTTTTAATGAATCCAAAGCTGCCATGAACGGTGGTATTCCGTAGGGTTCATCGGTATCATTATACATTGCAGCATATACATAAGTCTCTGGATTAAGCTTAATGTAATCCTGGTGCTTTATGAAGTAATTCTTGTTCTTTTGATAAGGAGAATATACTCCATTGTTTTCCCTTTTGAATACAATATTCTCAGGTCTAAGGAATAGGATAGTATCCAAACCTTCCAGCTTTTCATCAGGAACTCCTTCAACAGAAATAGCTCCGCCAACAAGACATTGTACAATCATCTTGTTAACCAAGCCATCTATTCCAGCAGTATACCTTGACCATTTCTTAGTTTTCTCAGCTAAGTGTTTTCTCATCTTATCTGCTTCTTCATCTGTGTTATTAGGGAATGTTACAGTATGACCTGTATTGGTTAACTTAAACATATCCTGCAAAGCAATGCCCATATCCGGATTTACTTTATATAAATCTCGAATTAGAGGTATTACTTCAACACGAAAAGAAGGGTCTACCATTGCAGTAATACCCTTTAATGAGCTGATAAGAGATTCATCTTCATCGACTGAAACTCTACCAGGAGAGATAGTAGAAGGTTTTGATTTCTTCTCCTCTTTGTAGGGTTCTGGAGGTGGGTCCTTCTTTCTCCCCCAACTCCAATTAAAGTTGAACTTCTTTTTCATTTTGGTTGTACAATTACGTTAGTTTTTCCTTTCCTTATGTGATTACATATAGCTTTACCAAATATGGAGTCATCAGAATAGACATCACCTTCAAGGTCTACATCTACTGCTGAATTGTTAGCTCTATGTTTACCCATTGCAACTGGCCTACCCAAACCATCATATATGAAGGTATATGCTTCTTGAACAAAGAATGGGTCTTTACAAGTGATATTATCTTCTCGTATATCTTGTTCTAAGCCTTCAATGATTACTGAACGATTCCTTTGAGTAGTTAACCATCCAGGAGATTTATCCATCTCAGGTCTAGATTTACCTTTTTTCTTAAGCATCTTTTGGTAGTAATACAGTTTAGGATATCCTTCATCTTGAAGTTTAGAGGTTACTGCCAATCCAACATCGTTTGATTCTGGAGCAATAGTTGCAAAATTAAATAATTGACCAGTATCTCCCAGTAATCTAGCATACTTATCTACTGATAATCTACCTTTAAATACTGCTTGTTCTTCTCCAGCTTTATCCATGCAAGTGAAAGCAGAGTAGTCAGTTGCTCTACCAGTAGAAACGTCGGCACCAATAAAGTATTCCTTGTTATCTTCTGGTTCACAGAATTGCCTATACTGACCATTAAACCTTTTCTTAAGAACTGGATAATCACTAAGGCAGTCTTCGATTGCCTTAATATCAGACAGGTCGAAGACTGTATTTCCAGATGATAAGAAGTCACCATCAATTTCTTGTGCAGTTCTTTTGGTTCCCAAAGCAGAAGACATTTCGTTGTACCAATTAATATCTCGTTCTGGGTGCATTTGCCAATACAATCGAAGTGGATTAAAAGGATTCCCTCCGGCAATAGCATCTACCCAAGTAGAGTGGTAGAAATTACCAACTCCGTAGGGCGTAGAATTGATGATAGCAGCCCCACCTGTTGATAAGGTAGGGAAAGCGGCTGCCCAAATTTGAGCTGCCCATCTTACTACTGCTGCTTCATCAATAACCAATAGGGAAAGAGATTCTGAACGACCAGCTTCCGAAGATGTAGGGATAGACTCTATAAAAGAACCGTTATCGAATTCTATCATGGATGCAGAACCATATTCTCCAGCTCTACCATTGATAATCGGTGTTTGTAAATACCAAGGTAAGTTCTTGTACATGAACTTAATCTTCTTAAGTACTTTCTTAGCTGTTGTGTCTTTGATTGAGATAATGTTAATCTTCTTGTTAGGATGATACATTGCCAACCATAGACAGTACATAGAAATAAGCTCTGTAATACCTGCCTGTCTGAACTTAAGCAGAATATTGAAACGTTCTTTTACGAAGTTATACAGAACCGATTTTTGATATGGATAAAGTTCGAATCTAACCTTTCCCCTCATTGGGTGTATCACATAGGTAAAAAGACTGAAATAGAAAACATCATTAGAAACCTTTGCAAGGGTTGCTAATTCTTCTCGATTAAGAGAAGTTCGATTTTCTGTGATTATCTTTTTCGCCATATCAAAAGTTATATTGAATTGAAAACTCTAAGTCAGCTTTTATACCTGAAAAGTATTTCGGATAACAGAAAGCATTAACTCCGAGTTTGTAATTAAAATTCGTAGTCTTGATTGTAAGGCCAGTTCCAATATCGAACAATTGATTAAAGGGTCTGTACTTACCGTAGACATAAGGACTAAGATTAAGTCTCCGAATTTTCTTCTGAGTTAATTGTCCCTCATACCAGTTATATTTGTAATTCCCTAAGTCTAGATTGAATATTCTAGTTGAATAAGAATCTGTTTCCTTATTGAATAGACTGATATTCAATTTGTTGTTGTCTAGAGTAAACTGAACCAGAGAATCCTTCTTACTGACTTTTACTGAAGGGTCAGAATCAACCGCTGTTGAATCAGAACTTGGAGATTTAGTCATTCTATTGCTGTTTCTATAAAAGTCGTAGAGAAAGATTCTACTTGGTTCAATTAACTGGGAAAAAGGTTTTTGGGGCTTAAACTCTTCTTTCAGTTTGATTGTATCAGGAATGCCAATGACCGATGAATCAGGAAGTTGACTGATATACGAATTCAATTTGTAATTCCTGAAGCAAAGGTAAATAGTAAATCCTAGCAATGCTAGAATAGCTACGTTCTTAAGAGTCTTCATGGATGAACTTTTTGATTCGTTTCTTGAGCCAATACTTCTCAATGGGAGATATCCTTGACTTCAAAAGGTAAAACTTAAACTGAAAAGTGTGTTCAGTTTCGATTATCTCAAATCTAAACCGAGGAACTTGTAAGCAAATCTGTTTAACAAAGATTAGGATTGTTGGAAGATTTGCCTTCTTAACTTGGGTCTTGGTATTTATCAATCTCATATCATAAAATTTTTATAGGTTTCAGAAGTATATAGTTAACATACTTCTCTAATTAGGTTCGGTACCGAACCTAATTATTCGATGAACGAAGTGAATCGAAGTGTTTCTTCTATCCTAATATACCTAATTTCGTATATCTATAAGTATATAGATATAGAGTATATAAAAAATATAGATATATATACGAAGTATATTATATATCTATATTTTTCAAGGTCTACCAGGAAGTAATATATACTTTAGTATATATTAACATTGAAGTGTACCTAGACCCTTTTGATACAACGCTTAAACCATATTGCAATTTCGTATACCGAGCCCTTGGCAATTGTATACCTTGCCTTGTTAAGCCAGTAAAGGTAATTGCCTTCATCCATGAAAATCTTGTAGGCTTTAGGAAATCCCATGATTGCCTTGAAATCTAAAATACCAAGAGGGTAACCATCAGGTCGGAACTGTCTATCGGCAGGTCTTAAAGTTAGAGGAGCTTTATCTAACTCTAATCGATATACTCCTGGGAGAGTACTCATCTTAGCAGTCTTTATGGGCCATTTCTTTTCATTCTTGAAGTCACTATTCCACAATAACTGAATCTTTCTAACGGTTAGATTCTTCTTTGCAGGAAGCTTTCGATAATCATACATTGCCAAAGTCTTTTCAATTGGAATGTTATAATTCAATGGATTCTGGTAATCGTTAAGTAGATTTCTAGTAATTGTTGGAGTTTTTACTTGGAATACTTCATTAAAAGCATTCAAGTATTTCTTACCGGTTTTCTTATGCACTCCAATGATAACTAAACGTTTCCTTGATACTTGGGAGTTCCCGTAGTCGGAAACGCTTCTTTCATGAAAAATAAGTTTATAGTCTTTAAAGGCTTCCTGAAGGTATTCATTGGGTAAGAGAGATAGCAAACGAGGCAGGTTTTCTATAAGAAAAATCTTAGGCTTGTAATAATTGATTCCCTCTATTACTAGATTTAAACTTCGGTTATCTTTAGGTTTGCCCAATTCTTTAACCTTTGAAAGCCTCATAATAGACGACATGCCACAGTCTGGAGAAGATAAGATAACATCTACTTTCTCATCAAACTCAGGTAAGTTATATCCTTTATAGAACGGTATATCTTTAAAATTAGCCTTCCACTGACTTTCACAATTTGTATGAAAAACGGTTCTTGGCTCAATATTCCCTAATAGGTGCTTCCTAAAAGGGAAGAGCAGACCTCCTTGGCCTGCACATATCCCTAATACATTCATTTCTGGTAGCTTCTAAGTTTTACATACTTAACCCAGGCATAATGTTTCCTAACCTTGGTATAATTAAGGTCATGGTCATTATTATGGGCTTCTTCCTCGAAGCTTACATCATGATATCTTTCGCTTTGTTTATCCCACTTGGCAAAGTACATGATGATTAAGTACTCGATTGCATACCACAAGTAGTAGAATATCCACAACATCTCTTGCATTTGCTTGAGATGTATCTTCTCATGATTGTAATCATAGGCATCAAACTTAGCACCTTTTCTTACTAAGACGATGCCGAATAAATTCATGGCTTTATAACCTTTAAAAGGTATAAATTTGTTGTAGACTACCTTCATTATATCTTGTTTTTAAAGTTTTCGTAAGCGTTTTTTAACTTCTGGTCATAGGCATTTTCAGCATAACCAGGACCATTATACTTCCGAGCAAAGCCTGCCCAGTCATGTTCCTTCAAATTTTTCAAACAACTAGTGTTATTCATGTAGTAATACATGAGTTTTAGCTGACTTTCATGAGATTCTTCCATCTTTTTGACGAAATCAAAGACATCTTTACACCCACAATAGGCAAAATTCATTCCCATAATCTGAAACATTCCCCAAGAAGCTGACTTTAAAGCACATTCTTCATCAATTTTCTTGGCAATTTCGAGTCTTTTGTACTCATGAACTCCTCCAAGATACTTAGATTTATCCCATTTTGGGAAACAAATGGTAGGATAACTCTTTTGAGCAGCAACTGCCTTGTCCAAACCGAATTTGTTCTTGATTTCCTTGTACATGATGTGACCTTCAAACAGAATTTGAGGTCTACCATCTACTAAAAATCCATCTCTGCCTGCTGCTTCAACCAGTTGTACTGCCTTAAGCAAGGCTGGTTCTAGTCCCAAATCATTTGCTAGAGCCACAATCATTTCATTAGTTAACTTATCCATAAGGTTATATTTTAAAGTTCATTAAAGATTGGAAAGTATTGCTGAATACCCTACTTAGGAGGGTTCTTTGAGTTCTATTATCCTATATAATTTAATAATGTAGAAATATGAAAACAGAAAAATGTCACCTATGCAATGAACCTATCAACTTGCATCAGTATGAATTATATAGGGAAATCCCTAAAATAATGGAAGCCAAACAACTTTGCTTTCATTGTGCTTTCTGGCAAAACCTGAAGGAAGAGGATGATAAGCTAAGAAAAAATCCTTCAATGGAAATTATCTCATTAATCACTCCAGATTATGATCATTACACTATTCATCTTAATTCGCTATGGATAGAAACTGGTACTTTCAGAAGAGAACGTATTAAACCTTCAGAAAATTACATTGCTATGCTCACCGAAGATAATTCCATGGTTATTAATTCCTATAATAATTGGGGATTCCAGGGAATAATCCCAGAACACTTAAGAGAACTTTTTACTCCAAATGGAATAATCCTTACTCCGGTAGAACTTATGGAACTCTTAAGTCGTAAATCCTTTACCTCAGAGGATTTAAAATTTATGATTCAAAATTACATAGATAATAAATAATTTTGTATATTTGCATAAACTAATTATAATAAAGATATGAAAAAGAACAAAGAAACCAAAAAGCTAAAGGAGGGTGAAGAAGTCATTTTCTCTGACGGCAAAACTCTTATGGAGAAAGTAATCGTAGAATCCATAGATAAGAAAGGTGGGTTTGCAGTACTGAGTAACAAAGTAAAGGTATCAAGAACCCTGGGACCCGATGGATTCTATACAAGGTTAGATGGTAAATCAAGTATAATATTACCTCTAACAGATAAATCTGAATTGGATTACCAAGCCTTCAAATCTTATTTCTCTATTAAGAGAAACCTGGAATTTATCGAAGCCAAGATAAAAGATATGAAGGACAAAGAGTTCAGCGAACTAATCGTAGAGTTAGATAAGAAGATATCCAAAATAGTAAATAAATACTTCGAACGATGACTCTGTGGATTATTATGGGTATAATATATGCTATCTGTATTATACCCGCCTGGTTTATGACCAAGGTAATATGCTTAATGCACCGATTAACTAGACCGGGATTCCTATTCCTAACTATCTGGTTAATCATGCCACTATTTCCGATATACTTTATAATAACTTATATAGAAAAGAAACATGAACAGAGAGATTAAGACTAAGAAGGTTGGTAGGCAAAAGAAGCTTACCAATCCTTGCCCAGTAATCAAAGGAGAAACAGAAGTAATGGTGGGAAGTCCAAGATGTATTACCTGCCAATGGTTTGAAAGAAAATTAGAGAAGGATGGAAAAGCCTATGTCCACTGTAATCGATTATGAATACCAACAGAACATGGTAATTGAGGATAGTATAAGGAAGTATTATCCTCAGGTAAAGGCTTTAATCGAAATAGTAATCACTAAAAGGTTAAGGAATCCAAATACACCTCATGGATTATGTGCTGATTTTATAGAAGAGGATGAGAAACTTTGGCAAGAAGTAATTAAACCATGGTTTACTCCACAAAGGTTTAAACTTGAACATGTATATTTTGCCTATTCTAATGAGTACCTAGAAAATAATAAGGATGGATACCTCATTATAGATAACAGGGCATGGTTAAAGATACCATTAAGTAAATTAAACCCTTATTACCTCCAGAATGCTTTTTGGTTTCCAACGGTAAAAGAATATAATCCTTTGAGATTAGATATACTAGAGTATGCCTTAGATGATTTAGAGAGAATACATAATAGGAGATTAACTCTCCTATTTGAATTTGATAAACCTATAATTGGTTGAGATATGGAAGATATTATATTTACTACCCAAGCAGTAATAGCAGAAGGGGTTAATCCGGGTAAACTTACCCAAGAGGAAGAGGCAATCCTTATACTTACTGAGGAAGTTTGGAATAGATTTTTAGAATTACCAATCAACCATTCGATGGAAAGGGATGAGATGGTAATTAAGATACATGATATCCAGAGGATGATTATATCTAGACCTGGATTTAGGTTGAACCAAGAAATGTTTAGGCAATATGGTAAAGGTAACGATGATAAGGGATGATAACCATAAGAGAATCCTAAGATGTTCTGAAGGTAATAGGGTTTGGTATCGGTTATGGATTAATCCTGAGGATATGATGAGAATAGAACCATTATTAGAGGGAGGAGATAGGATTTGGATGGAAGAACTCGAGATGTATTATACTTTCTTCTATGAGATAAGAAATGGTAGAAGGGTCTTAGGGAAGGATAGGATTAAGGAGATATTGGATACCCTTTTATAGGATGAATGCCAGGGATGTTAGGTCTCTGGCTTCTTTGTGTGTGCATGTGTGGTTGTGGTGTCTTGGTATGCCTTTATCACGAAAGCCTAAAATTTCCTGGTACTAAATGGGGCTAACGGTTACGTTAAAATTAACATTCAAAAATAAAAAGTAAGGGACAAACATTTATTTTGCTTTCCCTTACTTTTTATTTAGTTTATAAGTTCTTTAAAAAATCTTTTATGTCTCTGATAATTTGAATTAATACCCAAATTATACCAACAAATAAAAATATATTTAATAGCATATCATTTAGTTACTTGAAATTTTTGACTATTTGTAAACCTTTTGTAAGAACTTCTTTTTTTGTGTCCTTTGTATTTTCGCTTGCAATCGAAGCAAAAGAAAAATCGTTTATTTTGTAAACTGACTTATAAAAATCGTTGAAAGCTGAAACAAGTGTTTTTAATTCATTTTGTTTCTTTTCTTCTTTTGCTTTGCAAATCGAATCAAGCAAAGAAAAAGTTGTATTTCTTAACTTTTTTCGATATGCTTTTTTTTGCTTTTCATTTAATTCTGCAAACAGAGATTCAACGTAAATTTCTGTTTTCTTTCCTAAAGAAGTTTTTAAAAGTCCGTTTGTTTTTTCATTTAGACTTTTAAAAATACTATCAACTGATAGTTTAATAGTGCTATTTGCTTTTGCTTTTGCAGTTGCTTTTTTTGCACTAACTTTGTTAATTTTGTTGTTCTCAACTTCTTTGTTTTCAACTACTACATTTTTTAATTCTTCCATAATAAAATACATTTAGTTTTTAAGTTTATTTTATTATATCCTTTTCTCTATAAAACTAAATGATTTATAAGAAAAAGAGAAAAGGAATAAATTAATTTTATATTGTTTCAATATGTCAAATATCGCTTTTTGATTACATTACAAAGATACGATTTATATTTTGATTAGCAAAATTTTCAGAGAATTTTTTCTATAAAAATTGTTAATCAAAATTTTAAATATCTCTTTGCTTTTTCAACAATACAAATATAAGAATTTTATTTGAATCTACAAAACATTTTCAGAAAAATTTTCGAGAAATTTTTAAAAAGTTATTTTTAATAATTTTACATGAAAAATTTGCAAATAGGTTTTAGGGGTTTGAAAGGTGGGCATGGTTGTGGGTAGGCAATAGGGGTATATTGATGGATATAAGGAAGGGGTTGGTATAGGTACCACTTTAGAAAAAAGAAGGCCCCATACAGTCCGGTAGGTATTATCTGTATATTATATCATATAAGGCCATTAGGAGACTAGCAGGCTTTTATACCAATGCCCTGGGCCATGTATGGAGTCCTAAAGAACTAAGGCCTATATTAGGACATGGGTAAGCCTTAGCAAGTCCCATGATGGCCTAGAGTTAGGTTACATAAGAAAAGCCCAGTACCTAAGATAGGCTGGGCTTATAAGGTGTAACATAGTTAGCGATAGTTAATCTTTGAAGATATAGAAGGTAACACCATCGAAGATATAGGTATCCTCTGCCATAGAGGTATCGGCCATAGGCTCATCCTGTGATCTATGGAAGGTAAAGTATTCTTCATCTGTATTATAGTATACCAGGATTTCGGGTTTAGGTTCCCTTAGATATTCCTCTAGAGCGATGAAGGGATTTTCCTTACCTGGTATAGGTACATAGCCTGTAAAGTTATTATCGTAGGTATTATGTATGAAATTGTACCATGAGTAATAATAGTTGTAGGTACTTAGATATCCCATTAGGGCATTAATAGCAATCTGTGGGTTAATTTGACTTGTTCTCATATCTAGCGATTAGACTTCTGCAATAATGGTAATGTATAATGAACCCAAATAAGCGGTATAGGCAGGCTTAGGTTGAGAACCATCATCGAATAGTAAGGGACATTCTGCCAGTATAGAGTCTATTTGGGCTCCTGTAAGAGTTCTATTAGAAAGTTCATAATAGAAATTATGTACTATACGACCGGGAGCTAGTTCTGAGCAATTATATGCCTTGAGGGTAAATTCGGGAATGTGTAGATACCCTTCGTCTATTAGGAATGAAAGATACTCAAGAACTCCTTTCTCATCTACCTGAGAATCAATGTTTAGGATTGCTTGGTTTTTAGTGAACCAAGTTTTAACCAAGTTAGGTTTAATACTACGCATAGGGATATAGGATTTAAAAATTAATATTCTTGTTTATTATCACATTGCAAATATAAGAATAATAAATAATATTTGCAAAATCCTAATCAATTTTTATAAATCCTACTGAGGCCCTTAATGGATAATGTCTTATAGCTCTAATACTAATATTACGTATCTCTCTATCAATACTCTCTCAAAAGAAGTATCTCTTCTAGCAATTTAAAGTTTCTTTTTAACTAACTACAAGGGCCATTAATAGCATAGTTACTAGTTTTTAGGTACCTTGAATAGCCTTAATTTTATTAAATCCCATTACCTTGAAGGCCTAAAAATTGCCTAAATTTAATAAATTTAGGGGCCCCAATCCGACAAAAAAGGTACCTAATTTTATATAAAAAGGTACCCCAAATAATTGCCAAATCCCCAAATCCTATTGCCTAATCCTAACCAATTTCTATATAATATAATACTAATATAAGGGCCATTAGGGGTCTAGGATTTATCGGATTTAGGTACCCCAATAGGCCCTTTTTAGGCAATCGGTTATAATGACCTAAGGCTGTGAGACTTATGTGTTAGATAGCTATAGAGTAGTGGTGTTGTATAGTAGAAAGCCTCTGCCAGATCCCCTACCTCAAATTTTTCCGACCCCCGGAAGGCCTTCAAATTAGTTATATGTATATTGATTAGTATTATATGATTGGTGATATTGGGGTATTTGTATCTTAGTTATGTAACATAGTTAGGCCCAGTATGATTTTGTTTATACTGGGCTTTCTTTATTTATTTTGATATTTATTTTTGTTTGGTGGGTTAGAGGTATCTTAGGATTAAGGTTTCTAGGATGATTAGAATTAGTAGGTATATTAATTGTGTTAGGTAGTATTGGTATTTTTGTTTGTTGGTGGGGTACTTTATTCTTATTAGGTACCTGGTTTCATTTCGGATTAGGATATGGGATATCCCTATGGATAGGATTAGGATTAGGATTAGTTGTATCATTTTCTTTTGGATTTTAATTTGTTTTGGGTACGTAGGTGCTTGTTGAAGGTTGCACCTGAGTCTGTGTAGTAATTGGGATTTGGTTTACCTGGAGTAGGAAAGTGTTCATTCCATTTATCCTGGTGGGGTATGTATACTTGGTTCTTGGTTTTCTTTTTCATAAGTCTAATATTGCGGTTTTGAATCCTATTGATGTAAGCTCCTGAGTTTCTATATGTACGATTTCGAAGTATTCCTTGATACCCTGTAAGGAATAGAATTGTAATACTCCTCCGTCTCCATGTTCGGCATTTACCTGGTCTATGATTTCTTGATAAGCCTTGTCTTGGTCATCGTTTAATGAATGGTAGATATCTTGGACTTGGCCCTCTTCTACTATTACTAAGGTTGTGATTTTTAGTTTCATTTTCCGTAATGTTTTAGTTCTTGGTTATACTCTGGGTATTTGTTCTCGTAGTAGTCATAGAGATATTGGTATTCGTCATCTCCTGACCAGCAATCAAGGAAGTAATCATATTGTTCCTCGGTAGCTTGGGATGGGTGTATTCCCAATGTATACTTGCAGTAGTGTTCCCATACTGTTTTAGGTTGGAATTTATTAGTTGGGAATACCATGACTACTAGAGCCATGGCAATTGATGTTAGGATTATAAGTTTAGTTCTCATTTGGTTAATGATTTTAATAGGTTGATGGTATTTTCAGTGAAAGTATAAAGAGTTTCTGGTTCTTCGAGAAAGTCAATGTAGTAATCGATGATTTCGATAAGTTCTCCCTCTTCAAAGTTATAATCGAAGCAATCTTGATAATGTTGTAATTGAGCCATAATAAATGGTCTGTATTTTTCTTGTTCAAGGATAAGGGTTGCACCGTAAAGTACCATGTCCAGTTCGTCTACATTATAATCGAAGTATTGGTCATCATTGCCTCTAAGCAAATCCATTTGATTGAGGATTTCCATTAGGTCGAGTTCCAGGGATTCCTTATCGGCATAGGTATATAACCAGAACATTTCTAGTGAATAATCCAATATTTCCTCGTAATGTGGGTCATCCTCGGCAATTTCGAAGTAATATGTGTTTTGAGCATGTGACATAGGGAATTGGCCTTGGAGAGAAACAATGTGAAATGGGTTTTGTGCAATGATAGATGCAAGGATGGAGGTGGATTTTAATGTGTCCATAATTTTAAAATTTTATTGATTAAATACATTTTTACTTTTCACTTTGCAAATATAAGAATAATAAATAATATTTGCAATAACTGGGATTAACCTTCATAAGCTCCGAGAGTCCATCTTGAAGAGCCTTTCAATCTCTTTTATATTGGCCATATACCCATCAAAATCGGTGCAATGTAATACGTTAGTTGCAAGTATCCATTTGATACGATATTGGACTCCTCCTTCATATCCTTGGTCATCATTAAGGAACTGAGCTAGTTTTATTCGGTCAACGTAAAGGATTCTGGTTATAAGATAGGGATAAGATTCCATACGTTCGCATTGTAGTGAGGAATAGATATCTGTATTATCAGTTACTGTAGCCATTAAATCATAGAAGAATTTCATTTGAGATAATGGTATATTATCTATCCATTCCCATCCTATGGGATATTGGTTGTTAAGTATCTGTATCATAATAAGGGTATTAAATCTATGATTTGAATATCTGTATAAGGCATTCTTAGAAGTTCTCTTAAGAGTTGCTTAGTTTGATATATGTGCAGATGATTGGGGTTAAGCTTAACTGCTGGGTACCTAAGATACGGAGTTAGCTCCTCAGTCCTGTAGGTTATAATTAATTCTTCGCAAAACCCTATTCCTTGTACATCGAAGGATATAAGAAATTTCCCTTGTACTAGCATATCATTAGTATTAAGCAATTAGTATTCTCATAAGTTAATTCTATTTCACTAGTAGGGTATTGGGAGGCACTCATAATTAGGAGATTCCTCCCATATACCAATATCAGGACAAGATTAGGTTTCATTGGATTATATTGGTTGAGCAATTACTGATATAAAACCCTTCGGGAACTTGGTATAAAAGAATTGATATTCAGATTCAGGGGATGGAAGAAATATATTCATGAGATCCCTGAGTAATGGGTAAAGTTTCCATTGGTTTTTTTCAAGAAGTTCATCCCAGGCCTGAACTTCTTTAGGGTCACAGTTTGCAAATAACTGGATATGATATTTCTTAGCATCGGGTACAAATAAATTGGTTACTACCTCTATTTCGGTAGAGGCCTTTTTGTATTGGGTAACTGGATACCAAATACCTTCTTCTTTCCATTGATTGAGTTGGAATATTGTCATCCCAGCTTCCAGTAGGTTGGTGAGTTTGTAAATGTTAATCATGTTGTGGTCTATTTTAAAATGAATAAATATATTTTTATTTCTCACTACAAAGATAAGAAATAATATAATAATTTGCAAATATAACTGAGGTAGAGGCAGGCTCTTAGTTATATTAGAGTCCTGCCTCTAGGATAGATATGAAAACAATTGGTTAATCCTCGTTAAGAGAATCATCATTTAGAGTTTCATTAAGTACCTCATTAAGGAGTTCTGCACGTTGTTCTTTTGATAGGCCGTCTAGTGTTCCTTTGATTCTCTCCTTTAAGACCTTTTTAAGAGTATTTTGGTACTGATGGATAAAGATAATTGGAGAAATTGGTACTGGTATAAGTACTCTCATTTGTGTAGTATTATTACATCTGTCAAGTAATTCTGATAACTTTTTACGATTATCTAAAGAATGTTGAATGACCATGGCAATTATGTCCGGTTGTTGAACATCTGTACATCCCGAAGCATAGCGTACGATTCTATCAAATGTTGACTCGGTAATGTCAAATGGCATCCCATTTAAGAATGGTTCCCTAAAGTCAGGGTCCACGGTTTCTGTTTCTAAAATAGCTCTAATTGTCATTCTTCTACTTCTCCTATGTTGTTAGCAAGTAAATAATCGTAGTACAAGTGTACGTTAGTATCTCCATAAGTCCTAATATAGGATTCAGCATCCTCTGGGTCTGCTGAGACCCAGGGATATTCTTGTATCTGTGCCTTGTGTAATTGTAAGGCCAGAGATTTTAATTCTTCTTCGTTCATGATATTCTGAAGTTAAGTTGGTAAATCCAATTGTTTTTATCCAGCTTGGTGAACGAGATAAATATAGCATCACCATCGGTAAAGCTTTGCATAAATTTAATGCAGCCATCGGCAATGATGTTTTCTCTTTGTCTATCTACTGTAATTAGGCTTTCAAATGTGAAAGTATAATAGCAGGTTTCGTATACCCAAATTTGATTGATATCAATGCAGGCCAATTGATAGTTATCGTATATCTTACTGAGCAGTTCAAATAAGATATCCTTTAGGTTCTCGTTTTCCTCCTCTGTAAGAGAGAAAGTGTTTTTGTTAGCAAGAAATCTTTTAAGTACCTCGTCCAAGTTCTGGATAGAGGATTTAGATGTTGTTGTTTCCATATTTTCGTCTATTTTTAAAATTGATATGCAAATATAATAATTTCATATTATACTACAAAATAATACTCTTTTATTTTTAAAATGGCTGAGGATAGGAGTACATTAGTCTGTCATCTTGGTAAGTTTTGACCAGACTAAGTTAATAACCTGGGTAAGGAATTGGTCAGCATATTTTGGTGGTATAGGCCCTTTTTTCTCTTCCATAGCCCAGCTTCCTTGTAAAGCTTCCACTAATTCCTGGGCAGCTTTTTCAGTACCTTTTCTATCTTTGATGATATCCAATAGGTTTCTTACACATTGGTCTGTATTTCCAAGGGGTATTTGTTGTCGAATTTCTTGTAAACCTCCATCGTAAGTTTCTATTGTTTCAATATAAAGTCGGTCAATTCTAAGGATTATTGTATCGATTAAGACCTCATAATCGATTGGGTCCTCAGGGGCAACCTCCTCTATGATTCTGTACATTTTAATGAGGACATCAAGGATACCTTGCATATCAGGATCTTCCTCTTTAATAGGTATACGATTGATAATTCCTCCTCTTTGTTCGATAGATAAGTAATACTTTGACATAGTTATAAAATTTTAATAGTTTATTAATTCAATACAAATATAAATAAATTTCTTATATCTGCAAAAGAATTAATAAACTATTTAATAATTACTGAGGTAGAGCCCGGAATCTGATTAAGTCCCAGTCATACTTTTTGTCTCCATTACTAGTAAATACCCAAAGATAATGGTCTTTGTATTCCTTTGATAGGGTATTATACTTAGAAGTCTGAATAATGATACGATTTGGTTCATATTCGATTAATTCAGCATGTACCGTAGTAGAGATAAAGTAACTTTCGAGATTAAGTTTGGCCTTGAAGTCTTTAAGGAACTCATCCCGGTTTACACCATAATTATCTCCTACGAATTTAATGTAATCCTCTTCTACCTGTTCTAACATGGTAGATACCTTGAATCTAAATTTGTTCATCTCTGTTATTTTTAAGGGTTAATAATTTCTCTTGCATTTCTTCAGCCCATCTTTCTATAATGTTAGATACTGTTACCAAGCAATCTTCATCTATGAATGACATAATGATATCCATACATTCCTCAAAGTAATTATGAATACGGGATGGATTACTCCTAAGGATATCCCAGTTCTTACAGTAGTTGAACCTAATAATCTGTATATATTCATCTACTGTTATCTTTCCTTCTGGTAGATACCCATATATCCTTGAATACAGGGTTTTGAATTCGTCCTCAATCCAATCCAATTTGAACTCATCTGGTAGAGCCTTATAATATGATTGATCTGGAATATAGTATCTGAAGGTAAAATTCTTATCAGTTTTAGTCTTTACTTCTGGATAGGATAAAGCAAATAATACTGGTATCTTATAAAGTAATAGGTCTGGTACTATATCGTATACCTTGTAATTTTTCTGATATTCTCTATAAGCTTCTATCCATACTCGGTCATCGTAGATATGGAGTTCATTAAGAATTGATTGTACTCTAACCTGAAAATCTTGAAGATAACTACTAATGGTAATGTTATAAGAGTTATCTAAGCCTTCTATCTTTTGTAGTTTAAATAGGTTAGAGCATTTGATAACTCTAACCATCTTTTTCTTTCTGAAGAATTTGAACATGTTGTTAAAATGTAAAGTTAATATATACGTCCTGAGAACCTTTCATGAATTTCTCATGGTTGGTATCATCGAATTTAAAGCAAGAATATTTGCCTAATGAGCGTTCATATTCTCCTCTTACCCATACTGGTGCAGTAGTAGTGGGTTTAAGTTTAAAGTAAGTACCTTGATTGATGTTCTTAATCTTGGTCTTTTTACATTCGGGGTCTAATGTTTCCATATATTTGTCTATTTTTAAAATTGATATGCAAATATAATACTTTTAAATTTAATATGCAAATCCGTATATACACAACTGAGGCCACCATTAATAGGTAGCCTCTAAGTTATTTTCTTTTGTTTAGGAATGATGCAGCAAGGGATGTATCTTCTTCTGCTTCTAGTATTTCATCATCCTCTAAGTACCTATCCATCTCTGGGTCATAAGAATCGGTATCAATCCTCATTTCAATCTCCCTACGCAATTCATGGTGTTCTTTAGAGGATATTTCCATAGCAGCCTTATAGTTATCTGTGATTTGATTGAGTTCTTTCTTATTAAGATTAAGGCCCTCCTTGGACGTATCTACTCCCTCTTGCTTAGTTGCAACTACTTCAGGCAATGAATTGATATCGTATTTGTCCTCTAAGAGTTTTGCTTCTTCAGTTTTAGTAAGTACCTTTTGAGATTCTAATACAATAGTTCTTGCTTCCTCTATCGAGATAGTATTCTCAGTATTGAGGTTATTCTGTTGATTAAACTGATTGAAGATATTAGTTGTATTGCCTCCAGTAAGGTTACGAATAATTGATTGTAATGATGTAGAAGATTCCAACTTAAGCTTCAATGTCTTATTAACCTCGGATGAGATGAATGGAGTATATTTGCCTCCCTGGGAATCTCTTAAGATTTGCAACTGATGGGAGATTTCCATACGGTCTTCTAAAGCCCATGCTAGTTGTTCTCCCATTAATGCTTGTAGTAATTCTTCTTGTTTATCTCTATCCCAAATCTTAGAGGATAATAATCTATCCCTCATAAAGATACGTACATATTCTGTATCAATTCCTAATCGGTTAGAGAATGAATTGATATCATAGGTCACTCCACATAGGACTCCATTTCCCAAAAGCCATTGGTTAATGAGGTAATTCTGTACCTTAATCAAATCCTCCGGATTACCACTTTTCTGATATTCGAGTATCATTGCAGTAGTACCCAGAGGACGTGGGAATCTTACTATTTTATCTTCTTTTGCCATACAAATAAGCCTTTCTTATATCTTTAGATTCATCATAACCTACCAGCTCTAGTTTATAACATACATAACAGTTAATGCTAAGGTTATAGAAATAGGCCTTATAGATTTTACCTTTCACAAATAAATTAAAGATTTCACCCGAGATGTGGTCCCGGGTGAATATTAATTTATCACATTTACCTATCGGAATTTCAAGGCTAAGTTTATAATCCACTACCTTAAATTTATTTCCGTGTAGGTCTAGGATTTCTTTTGCCATAATTGCCTTTTTTTACGGTCCCATGGTAATTTGTCTTGTTTATCAAGGTATTCCCTTTTCTTTTCCTCAATAAACTTCTGAATATCTGGGAATAACTTTTTCCTTAAAGGGACTACCTGAGTTGCAAAGAAGGCATTCCATAATTTCTCTGAAAATGGTTCTCCTATCTTTAGCCTTGAAATACTCCAAAACTTTTCCTGGAAATTTTTAACTATTTCCCTGAACCGGTAGTAATATATTTGCTTGGTCTTTGAGTTAATACCAATGGTAGTTGTTTGGCAATAATCTAGAAAATCTTTACCTAATTCGGATATAAACTCTTCCCTTTTGAAATCATAATTCTCTTGGTCAAGTTTAAATAACTTGACATAATCTATTGCTTCCATATAACTTTACTTTGTGATTATTAACTTGGGATATTCATCAGTTATCTGAAATAAATATCCCCTTATATCATCCTCATAGTATGAAGACCAATAAACCCTTCTAATCCGAAAATTATCAAGGATTGCTCCTTTTGGTATACCCGTAACATAAAGTCTATGTTTAGGCATTACAGGAGTTATTTCAAACTCACCGGTAGCAAGTAGATTACCATAAGTACCATAATCTGGCATATTACCAGTAAAACCTGTAGGTTGTAATACATCCATTACTAAGGTGGTTTGTGGTAATTCTCTTTGATTACACTTTATTATCAATTTCGATTTACCTATATATAGGTCTTTTACTATTGTCCCAAACATCTGTATATGATTATGTGGGTTATACCTTGGTCCTTGAAGTTATTAAGGTTAGATGCCTTTTCTTCAAGAGCCTTTAGTTTTCTCCGAGATTCGGTAGAGATTCGGTTTTCGGGAGTCCTTACCAATGACCGGATATTCTCTAAGGCAGGTTGTAAATCAACTACTGGACCAGAGAAAAGGATTTTATGGTTCTTTCTACTGATGGTACCATAGGATTTTTTATACTGATATTTACCTTTGAGATATTCTACCTCAACCTTTTCTATGTCTTCTTTTCTTACGTTTCTTATTGCCATTGTCTTTTTCTATATAATCTGATATTTCGTCTAATTGTCCCAAGAGTAATGCCTGCACGAATAAATGTACTGGCCTGAAAAAGAAATTCCTCACGTTACTGGGATTAATATACCAGTCGTATACAATAAAGAACTTCTTAATCTTAGCATGCTTTAGTGAACGTTGCACTAGATATGTTTTTACGCATCTCTTATGTAACTCCACTAATTCCTTGTCCTGCTTTAACATCTCCTTTGCAGAGAATATAGTATAATCCATTATACTGGTATTAATGGTGAAAGGAAGCCATAACTTAATCCAGGAGGCTCTGGAAACCTAAGGAACTAAGCATGACTTCCTTGAAAGATAATATCTATGCAACTTGTTCTGGTTTGAGAACCCTATTACGAAAGTCCTCATAAGCTTTGGCAGCTTTCTTGAACTCCTTAGAGTTTTGGTCCTTGATACGGAACATTTCCCGTTCAAGTCTATGGAGTTCATTACGAGTTTGTTGTCTCCATTTCTTCCGGGCCAGGGTATCGGTGATATCCTCTGGGTATACGTATTTTACTTCCCGATTTGAGATTACCTTTTCAATAATGGATGGTTTCTGTTGTTTTTCTACTTCCTTGATAACCTGTTCCTTTTTGGATTTACCTTTTAAGGTTTGGTCTTCGGATTTAAGTGGAACCAATTTGGCATCGGCAAATTCCTTAGCAGCATCCTTTGATGCCTCTACCAATTGAGCCTTAGTCTTTTTGGCTTTGGGAGTTTTAGACTTGGATGTAGCATCCTTAATTCCTTCTAACTGTTGAGCAACTTTGTTACTGATAAGGTTAGCAACCTTTGATTCATTCTTTTTCATAACGTCTATATTAAAATGATTAAATAGTTAATTAATTATCACATTGCAAATATAAGAACTTTATTTTTAATAGCAAACAAATTTATTATTTATTTTTCAATAGCTGAGGTTAATCAGCTAAGAAGTCAAAGACTTCTGGTACAAAATCAATTTCATTCTCTGGGTCTGAAAGGTATTCGTCCAGGTTCTCATTGTAATAATCTAGTTCGCTTTTCTCTTTAGGTGTAGGAATTATAGGTATGCAATGTTCTGGATGTCTTTCGGCATATTTAATTGCATCCTGATAGGTTAGTTTCTTATCTGTATAAAATTTAACTACAGTATAGGAATAACCTACTCCCTTTCTAGTTACTTCATATTGCTGATATCCAGATTTACTTATCTGGTAGATTTGATTCTCTGGGATAATCTCTGTTTCTACAATATATTCGTAGATTCTTTTACCCAATCTATTTGCCATCTCTTTAATAGAGTCCTTCAATGATTTGGGTTGATTAGATTCCGATTCAAAGGTAATATTATAACCTTGAGATTCTGGTGTAGGTAAACCTGCCCAGAACAACGAAGCAGGATTTGCCTCGTTCGATGTAGTTTTAGGTTTTGAGCCAAAAGCTATCCCGATTAAGATAAATCCTGCTAGCCCTATGATGGGCAATTTTTTAAGACCTGAGTTCATAGCCTGTAGTTTTAAATTTATTCCTGATGTTAGAAGAAACGTATTTACCCTTGGATTCTGCTAAGTGTAATTCGTTGCAGACTTCGTGAGGTACACCATCATAACGATAAACTTTGTTGTTTTTGAAAGCAACCCATAATTGTTTATTCTTGGAGTCGTAGCCATAGCCTTCAATGTTAGATGATTCGCAAGGAATCATTTCAACTCCAGTGTTCAATTCAACTGCTTCTAAATATTCGTTCTTGTCCATAATTAAATTAAAATATTAGTGTTAGTTCCGGATGGAATTTCTTTGTTTCCGTTTGGAGTAAAGCCCATGTCCCATATACTCCTTGAGAATTATCGGGTATCCATTCGTCTTCCATTCTGAATAGAATGTGGGAGCAAACGAATAACTGGTATTCAGGTAAGGTTTTTATCAATTGAGGCATTTCCAATATTTCCTTGTAAACCTGGATGTGGGCAATTAATGATTCCCTAATATCATCATTAGTTATCTGTAATAACTTCCTGAGTAAATCGGGTTCCGTATTATCCAGGTTGTTAAGGATATTAGTAAGAGCCTCAATTTGAATCTGGGCAATGTTCTTTACTACCTCTTTGGTTTCTAAATCCATTTTATTAAATTTTTCGTTATACAAATATAAGAATTTTATTTTATATAATAATACACTTTTAATATAAACTGAGGTAGTGGAAGGTAATTATCTACTCCGGATATCTTGTATCTTGTCTTTAATAGAATCCGGGAATATTACATCATCTACCCACCTCATGAAGAACTTAGAAGGTTTCTTCTCTGAGTTGAGAAGTAATTGTCTTTGTTCTGTAGAGAACTTTAATCGTTCTTCCTCTAACATCCATTTGGGGAACTTAGTGAACTCTGCTTGAGAGAAGGAGAGGGTCTTTTTACCAACAGAGGCCCTTAATGGTTTCTTTCTTTCCTTATATAGGTATGGAATAATTTTCTTCGAGGGTCCACCAAGGATGCTGAAACCGAAGATGACCATTGGGTCAAATTTATCTGCTTTGGGGTCCTTTGCTCGTTTGATACATCTTGCCATCCAAGAGTACGAATTAGGATATTGCTTATTATCGGTTGCTTCTCCCACATCCTTAATATTGAACTCAAATCCTGGGAAGTGAAAAAGAAAGTCTTCTGTAAGGATAAAGACAAATCCTAATTCCCTTAAATACTTAATAATCTCTTGTTGGCTCTTTCCTTCTTCAACCATTTTCTCTACATCTGCCAATATATCTTCTCTGGGTGATTCGGTTAATTGCTTACTGCCAGTTGAGGGTCTACCTCTTCCCACTGATTGTTCTTTGATAGGTAGGTTACCTACTAATCTATCTAAGTAATTCTTAAAGTTCTCAACATCTTGTTTATTTGTAAGAGTAACTTCTATTCTTATGGGTCCATTATGTTGTACCTTTGGACCTGAATTCATCTCGGTATAGGCATCTACCAATCTATCTTGAATGTAGGAGCCATTTTCCTCGAGGGTTGTGATACGAAGTTTGGGTTTATATACTTTTTCTTCCATGTATTTAATCTTTAAAATAAAAAGGCCTAAGTACTATGGGGATACTCAGGCCTTTGATCATTAACGAATATTTATATTTATTATGGAATTAATCCTCTTCTTTAACGGCCTTCTTTTTCTTTTTGTCTTTGGCCTTTTTTTCTTTCTTTGCCGGAACCTCTTTTTCTTCCTTCTTTACCTTTTTGGTTTTCTCCTCTTTTGGTTTTTCTTCCTTTGGGGCCTTACCAGCAGCGAGTTTTCTTTGTTCGGTACGATATTTTTTCTTTTCATCGGAAGTCATTTCCCGACCATCGATGAGAGGATAATCGTATTTCGTTACCGTTCTACCTGAAGAAGCTTTTTCCTTCTTCTCTTTTTTCTTTTCAGCTTTTTCGGTATTTTTCTTATCTTTCATCTTAACCAGTTTAGCCTCATTCTTCAAATCCTTTTCAGGATATTCGGCAGCGACTTTGTCCCGTTCCTTGTTGAGCTTATTAACAAGTTCGGTAACCTTCTTACCATGTTTCTTGTCTTTGGTCCAGTCCTTTTGAGGGTCCAACTTGTTTTCTTTAAGATAATCATCCAATGCTTTTTTTGCTTTTGAAAGCTCCGGAGTCTTATTAACCGGTTTAGCCTTCTTCTTGTCTTTCTTCATGTCTTTAATTTTTAAGTGGATTAAAATTTTCCTTAGTAATTATCCATAGTTATATAATCCTAACCTGAGTGGGGATTTCTTTAATTTCTAGGATAGTTATATCCATTTTATGTATAATGGCCTGAACTTCCATGATATCTCGTATCTCTTGTTCAGATAGATTCACAAATTCTTGTTCTACAGTAACTAATTTACCACATCCGTTATGATAACTGTACTTAACGATAGAGATAGTGCCTTTTAGTTTCTTCTCTAATTTATTAGAGAAGTCTTTAATCCGATTCTTAACATACTTTAAATGAATGGTATATTTTTGGGCATATCCTCTCCTACCTTGTCTCTGAGCAACTTGTAATTGATAGATAGTAAAGTCTCTATCCTTGATTAACTGTTGTAGGGTTTGAATAATGTCTCTTACTGTCATTTCCATTTTGGTCTCGGTATTATATGGTTAGTATTTTCTGAAGCAATTTCCGTTAGCATCTCCTTAGCCTCTTTAATTATTAAATCAGCTAACTCCCTTTCTTCATTCGATAAAGGAGGGTCCATATTCTTATTTTCTAGTGCATTAGTATAATTCTGAATAAGATTATCTAATGCGATGATAGTTATATTCTTTCTGATTTCTCTTTTGTCTTCCATAACATATAAAATAAATAAAGCCTACTACCTTCGCAGGCAATAGGCTTCTAAAATACAATTTTTGAAATACTAATAAACTATGCAAACCATTAGCGATGTACTCGCTATATGAGTCTGTTAATCTTCGGAATCTCCTGCTTCCTCTTTGTCTTTTTTAGACTTCGGATTGCAAATGATTCCGTGCCCCTTTTTAGACTTAACGGTTAAATTACCGGGAACGAATGTCACTGAGGTTGTAGCTGGTTTTCCTTCTATTACCAGAACCGATGTTACCACTACTCCCTGATAGCCTTCTTTGTTCTTTACAGCATAGCCGTAATTGCGAACTTCGGATTTTTCGTTAATTTTAATAACATCAATCTGTTTACTGTTGGGGCGTTGTTCTGCAGGACGGTTTTTCAAAGCTTCCATTCTTGCCTTACGTTTTGCTTCTTTAGCCTCGTCTTTTACTTTTTCTGAACCCTTTTTCTTAGAGTCCTCTTTTTTCTTAGTTGCCATAATCTTTTAAGTTTTAGTTTTATTTAATAGAACAATAGTTATTTCTTATGATAAAGGTGGGCTATTGCTTTAGCCCAACCTTCATAGCCGGAGAATGAATTACTTCTTTCCTTTTTTGCCTTTACCTTTGGCTTCTTTCTTTGCCGGGAGTTTGAGACCCAATTCTTTGGCAATTGCTTTGCGGAGTTTTTCGATGTCATCTTCTTCATAATCGTCCGGGTCAGTTTCGAGGTCTTTGTCGTCGCAAACATCTTCCAGTTCTTCGAAATCCATTTCTGCAAGGTCTTCACCGGTCAGTTCTTCTTCCTCTTCGTCCTCATCCTCATCGTCGTCCGAGTCTTCATCATCCTCGTCATCTTCCTCTTCTTCATCAGAGTCCTCATCGTCGTCATCCTCATCGGAATCTTCGTCTTCGTCCTCTTCTTCTTCCTCCTCGTCTTCGTCGTCATCATCTTCCTCTTCTGAAGCAAATAAGTCTTTTGCTTCTTCGGCAGACAACATGATAGGAGCCGGGATAATTTTTACTGAGCCATCTTCGTAAGTAATGATGATGGCACCATTAATCTCTTTGCGAGATACTTCTTTTAACTCTACCTTTTTGGTTTCTTTTTTCTTAGCCATTTTCGTAAATGTTTAAAATGTTAATAATCAATAGTTATATCACTCTGTTATAAGTTTCTTGTATTTTCTTTCGCTTCCCGTAAGATAAGCAAATGCAATATTATATTGTTTTACCTCATCAATTACGGTCTTTAGTTCTTCTTGAGATTCTATCTTTACATCTTCTGTATCGATAACTTCATCTTGGTCATTATAGGTATTAACCTTAAAGGATTTACCAATGAATGGATTTAATTGTTTATGTACCTTTACTTCTGGTACTGGGTTTTTAGTTTCCATTGCTATATTTAATTTTAGTTATACCTGGAATGCCTGCCTTACCAAATACTTCGGTATAGGATTTGTATTTTGGATTTTGCATTGATTTATAGTTATCAGCTAATCTCATGGGAAATACCCAATATTCATTTTCTAGCATCCTGTTTGTCATAATGTAGGCATATTTGCTTCTCATTCTATATTTGCTTACAGGAGTAAATCCCTGAAATCTTAAAGCTTTTACTAAGAACCTTTCTTTTGGTTGCCATCCCAAATGGTTTAAGGATTCCCGATAAAAGATATCTATCATATCCCTTTGTGCTTTGATAAATAGTACTTTCTGCATTGGGATATTCATTTTCTTTCTTAGATAAAGGGCCAATGAACCTACCAAAGGTGGATACTGTAAGGATAGAATATTATATTTAATCTTTTCCTCTTGACTCAGCCTTTCGTAAATCCTGTAAGATAGCAGAATGGATTTGTATTCTCTTCTTCCGGATATACTTGGGAGATATGCCTTCCCGTTGTCCATACAATTTTTGTGAGTATCTTTCATTGAATACCTTCTTTCCTTTTGATTTAAAGACCCGGTGCATTTGAACCATGAACCTTCGTCTTCGGTGTTTATCAATTTTATATTCATCCGGGATAATAAACTTCCTGGCCTTAACCAATTTCCCTTTATACCAGAATTTAGTAGAGCCAGATGTATGTCTTAAACCATTCATATCTTGAAGTATTCTTATCCCTTGCCTAAGTAATTTCCTGCCTGATATAATATGAATATATCGAAGAACATCAACTCCATATATGTAAGTAAGAGTCTTTTTTATTTGGTATCTAGTAAAGTATGGTATACCTGTAAGATGTTTCCGATATAATTTCTTTTCGGTAATATACTTATTGGTAGTATCGGGTCTCCAAGTCCAAATATAATATCTATCTGACCTTATTGGTTCCCTGCTACTCTCTTTTAACTTTACCATTTATACTTCTCCTTGCAGTTCTAAACCAAAGTGTTATCGATTTATCATTTGCATCCGGGAATTTCTTTTTCATTCTCCGAGTTACTCTATCTAAATCATAACCCTTTGAAACTAATGACCATACATAAGATTTCTTTGTACCTTTGATAAGATTAAATTCATCCCTTTCTCTCGGTGGCTTTTTTTCTCTTGGTTTCTTTATCCCTGGAACTCTTTTATTTCTCCTCTTCCCGTTTTCTCCTTCTTCTCCGAGAAACCCAAGCCTTAATTTAGAACTTCTTAAAGGATCGTCTTTTGAATAACCTATGTTCTCTAATTGTTTATCCATCCAATCATCATATTGGTCAATTAATGATTTGTCTGGTTTGTTGGTTGACCTTTCGATATAACCAATTAAATCGAATATTCCTGCAGCACAGGCATCAGGAAAAGGCATCCCCAATATGACAGCCTTTCTTTTTAAATCCCTGTAGGTCATGTTTCTTCCTGCATGACCAAGGAAACTGGCTTTCTCCTTAGATGGTGCTGGTTTATTCTTTTTCTTTTTCATATCTATATTAAATTTGTTGTTTTTATTAATTCACTTTGCAAATATAAGAATAATATTTTATATAAAAATACTTTTCTAATCTTTTTTATAAAAAGCTGAGGTATCTTCGATACGTTTGGCTCCGGTAGATTTAGCCTTTTTTCTCCTTTTGGTTTTATGAAGATTGTAGGCCATGTCTAAATTCTTAACAGAGAATTCTATGTTATTCACTTGATTATAGTTCAATGCTTTTTCAATGCAGCATCTGTATTCAGGCCAGAACCCTTGTCCAAGCCTTACACTACCAGTTTTAATCATAAACTTGGATACCATAAAACCAAAGGTATCTGCGTCATCCTTAGTAGGAAAGACGTACATATAGAATCTACTAAATTCATCAATAACTTCTTGCAAAGGTCTTACGGGTAATAATAGATAGCCATCCGTATATAATTCCTCTGATATCAAACATACCCAGTATTTCTTTTTACCGGGTTTTACTTTGTACTTAAACCTTTCTCTTAATTTAGTGTGCATCCATTCTGGGATACGATTAAGAAGATACTTGATATATATCTTGTCCTTCTTATTTGCCCGTCTCTTGAATGCAGATGGTTGCTGTAACATCTTAGGTAATATCCTAAAGTTGTTCCATCTATCAAATTCAAATACTATACGAGCAGTGTCTTTATCCCACTCATCATCAGATTCTCTTAACCGTTTCATATTTCTTTCTATGTTACGGTTAGTTACTTTAGAGAGTAAGTGAACTGAATCACCAATGTAAATCATTGCTTCTTTTCTAGTTAACCTTCTTTCTAGACAACCTTCAATATAATCTTGAAAACTTCTCTCACATGGACAATCTGGTCGAAATAGAGAAGCGTGTTTCTCAAAAAAGTCCGAGAATAATCTGAAAAACTTTTCTGACCTTTCCCGAACTTCTAGATACTTGTAATGTGACAATTTTAAAATTTCACCAGCTTCCCATGAGGATTTGTTTTCTGATAATTGAAGGAATAAGGATTTCTGTTCTAAATCTTTTAGACAGTCCCATGCTTTTTTTTGAGCCTCGTTCATTTCCTTTTCCTTGATTTTATATTCAGTACTCTATCGATTTGTTCACAGGTTATTTGATTTGGGTCAAACTCTTGAGAGTTGGCATATAACTTATCTGGGTCGTAATTTTGATATACGCTATATATAACATTATCGAATGGTAACCAAATCTCCATTCTACCCATTTCAGGATATAAAAGCATCTTTACCATTTTATTGATGTAATCTACCTCTAATACAGTAGCATCAATACCCTCATAAGGATAACCCTTTAGTACAATGTAATCCCCTATCGAGACATTCATCAAGTCATCTACCGAAAATTTCTTATTCTCTTTGGCCATTCTCTTAAACCTTCTAACATCCTTTCTTGAGCATGTAGCTACTAAAGAAAAATCATCAAAGTCTTCAGAGTTATCAATTCTAGCTTTCTTTTTCCTTTGGTGCATTGTCTCTGTATTCTTTAACCAAGTTCTAATGCCCGATATGTTTCTCTTTAATTTATTAAGAAAAGGTCTAGAGAAAGCAAACTCTGTAGGCATTCTCATAAAACCATAATTGAATAATACCGGTACTTCTTCAAATACCATCTTACCTTTTATAGTTTTCTTCAATACATTTACTGTAGGGATAATGGCTTTAAGTTGGTCATACCCCTTTTCTTTAAGTTCTTGATTAATTCTATGAGAGTACTTTCTTTCGATGTAGAAGATACAATATGAATATGGGGTACTTTTCTTCATGGTTTAGGAGTTTTTAAGAATTAACTTAGCTTGCTTATGAATTAATTTGTAAGGTACGTTTAATACCTCACTAGCCATAAATACCATAAGAGTATTACCAGGTACTTGAATATACATTACTTTAGTAACATACTCTGCAATAATGTCTCCCAATTTTACTCCCACTACAAAGAAAAATTCTTCCGAAGGCATAGAGTTATACCTCATACAAAGAATAGGTACCTTATTTGCTCTTTTGGCATCCTTAGAAGCTTGAGCCCAGAATTTCAATATATCACACCTCTTATTACCTAAAAGAATGTGTTCAAATTTAATTTCCTTATAGTTTTTACACTCAACTGATATTTTACACCTGTGAGCATGTCTTTCATCTACACAAGTAATATCAGAAGCGGCATCCTTATTAGAATGCCAAGCCCCTGACATTGGAACTCTATTCCAAGTATAAGCGGTCCATTTAGTAAACCACTTAGACATTTTTAATTCAAATCTTGAGCCTTTTTTCTTACTATTCATGATGTATTATGTTTTATATCATTATAGTAGTTGGTACCTACTCAGGCCATTCACCTTTTCAACTTGCAGGATTTTAGTATTAGATAAGGGAAGTGAATCTAAATGAGTAATTAGAAATAGGGTCTTATTTGCAAAAGTATGCCTGATTAAGGATGTAACCACCTCTACATTATCTGAGCTTAAAGATTCAAATACTTCATCTAAGAAGGCTAGATTAATACCTTTGGAAGCAGTTAGAGATTCGTTCATAGCAAAAGCCATTGCTACATTACAAAGTTGTCGTTCTCCTCCCGATAGTTCATCATAATCAATAATTTGCCCATCCCTTTCAATTAAAGTATAAAAGTCCTTTCTAATAGTACCCAAATCTATACCAAATTCAATCCTGAATCCCAATACTTGGGAATATTTATCAAGTGTTCTATTTAACATATCCAGGGATGAATCAAATAAATAAGCCTTGATTCCATTATTACCAAGTGGGTCATTAAGTAACCAATCGTAATTCTTTAACTCTAATTCCTTATTATGGTAATCCTCGTCTACCTTACGAAGATTCTTTCTAATTTCCTTAAGTTTCTCTTTATACTTAGGAGACATAACCTTAAGCTTCTCTTGTTTGAGCTTTTCCAAATCCTCGTCAATAGAGGCAATATCTGAAGCAATGTCTTCACAGTCTTTTTGAAGTCTCTTATACTTCTCACTTGTAGTCCTCAACTCATCTAACCTTTCTAAAGCATCCTCATACTCTTCTCGTAACTTATCAGAATTAATCAGGGCATTGTAAATAATATCTATGCTCGCCTTTGCACGTTTGTAGTGTCCTTTATCTAACTGTATCTTAAGTTTCTTTACAAAATCTGGTAAAGAAACCCCTTCTGCAACCATTCTATTATCCCTAAGCTTTGACTTAAGAGTATCTACATAGGTACTATGTTTTTTAATCTTTACCTGAAGACTTTTTTCTACTTCATCCTTAAGTGCCTTTTGTTTTTCAATCAGTAACTTAGTTAGCTTCTCTCGGTCTTTCTTTAATTCTCTACGTTCTGATTTGATTTTCTCTTTAAAACCTTTCTCTCTATCACGTAAATCAAAGTAAGCCTCTTTACTGGCTTCTAATTCCCTTTTAAGTAACTCGGATTGATGTTCTGCCTCGTTTGCTTGAGCTAACAGGTTATTTTTATCCTGCATAGCTATTCCTTTAGCTATATTCAAGAACTCAAGGTCAAATACTTCCTCAAATATCCTTTTCTTGTCGGCATTTGATTCTTGTATTAACCTCTTAATCCCTTGACCAAACATTATTGAATTCATGAATAGAGTGTAAGATAGCCCGAGTTCTGCATTAATGGCATCTTGGAGTTTATTCTTACCTTTTACATTCACCACCTCATTATCTTTCATAAGGATAAGCCTATCTTTACCTTTAGCTCCATCCTCAAGAACTATATTACATTTCTGACATCGGATAATTTTATAAATATGTTCTCCCTTTTGAAAGAATACCTCTACCATTACTCCCTGGTAATCTTTAGGTCTTACCTTTTCCCAGGTAGTTACTTCTGATACCCCTTTTAAATTTTTACCATATATTGCCCATACCAATGCCGATAGGATAGTTGACTTACCTTTCCCATTAGGTGCCTTGATAAGTATGGTACAGCTTGGGTTTAAAGGTATATGTAGGTTTTCTATTGAACAGAATCCTACTACGTTCATTGTTGTAAATGTTAACATAATTCAGCTTTTTTAAGTACATCAATGAGAAGATTCTTCTTCTCTTCTTCTTTTATACCTTTTTCCTTAAGATATCTTTTAGCTAGAGCTTTCTTAGAAAGTTGCTTAGTGATTTTATGGTTAGTATTTACTAAGTTACTAGTTTTCTTAGGTAAAACGGTATAATAATTACCATCATCCTTAATTTCATCTTCTGATTCTACATCGATGAATTTTGGGAATTGCTTTAAGTGTACGAATTGCATACTTAGGTCTGAATATATTTTCCAGTATCCTAATTTACAACCTCGGTCTGTTCTTCTCTGATGATTGGGAGCACCTATCATATAAACCTTCTTTGAAAGCCTTTGTGGTTTATGTATATGACCACATAATACCAGGTCAAATTTATTAAGAACATTTACATTTAGATTTTCTACTGAATTAATCTCCCTACCATCTGTATCCTTAGCTCCAGGATAATCAGTGTGTAGTAAAAGAATATTCTTAACATTCTTATCTAGTTTAAGTTTCTTAAGGTATTCACTTAGACCTACATTATTATCAATATAAGGAACTCCATATATGTGGTAATCTCCGTAAGATGAATGTTTATATTTACTACCATCTATACACATCATAAACCTTTGATGAAATACATAAGGCCAACCAAATCCAATCCTATTTATTCGGTTAACACTTTTAAGGTCATGATTACCATTGATATATATCATATTCCAATTATATTCATTTAGCCTTTCGAATTGTTCCTTTACGAATACTGCCAAATCCTGGTCTATTGATTCTGGTTTATGAAATAAATCCCCACAGAATAATGCAGGACATCGGTACTTTTCACATTGAGCTGCAATAACAGATAGGACCTTGATTGAGTTCAAGGTCCTATTATTGTTTTCATTAAACTTTGCCCATAGATTTATGTGCAAGTCAGAGAATGCTATAAATACTACTTCTTTACTCATTGATAAAGTTTTGAATAATTTCTTTTCGAATATCTATATTAGCCTCTCGTATCTGAATAACTTTTGTTTCTCCATAACAAGATTTGATAGTACCTTTAGTAGCACCATACTCAAGAGGTTGTCTTTTGAACCAACCTCTGTAAAGTACGTTAATTTCCTCTACCGGAATGAATCCCCAAATATTCAGCATATTATCCATGATTGAAGATATCAAGAATTGAAAGTAATTGTTCTCAATCCTTTTATTATTATCCTCTGTTACCCATTCTTTAATCATTGCAGTAGTGAAGTCTAAGATGATTAGATGAGTACATTGTTGATTAAGTAACATCTTGCACATCTCGAAGAAGTGTTCCATTTCACATTTTGGGATATTCTGGGATTGTTTGTAATAAAAGTAAGCTGCCGAATCAAGATAGCTTCTATCTGTTACAAAATCCTCTTCATCTTTGAATAACTTGTTCCGAAGGTTTAGAATCTGATAATCTTCAAGAAGTAAATCCTTGGTATTCCTTTCCAACATCTCCTTATGGGTCATATCTTTGGTTTTAGGTATCAATTCAGATACACTACCAGAAATGAATCTCATAGGTTGAGCTTCACATACACCATAATGATACAACTTGGGAGTAAACTCTGCAAGTGTAGTCTTTCCAACTCCACTTGGACCTGCATACATTATCTTTACGTTCTTCATTCTTGTAACTTTTTAAAGGGTTTTATAAATTCATTTGTTAAAAAGGATGCTAATGAGTACTCGATACATAGTTCTCTGAATTTCTCATACTTGAATACCTTTTTCTTCTTGATTGGCAATGAATCCAAGGGTACATTATCTACAAACCAGAATAGGTCAATAAGTTTACGATTCCTTTCCCAAGCCTCTGAATATTCTTTGTTTGGTTTAGCTTCTAAGAACTTATAGATAGTACCATACTCATCTAGTATTTTCCTTGCTTTTACTGGACCTATACCATTAAACCCAGGTATATCATCAGAAGTATCACCTACCATTGCAAGGTACTGTACTGTTTCATGTGAATGATAACCAAATAATGCTTTGCAGTTATCTACTCGGATTGTCTCATCTTTCCTTGGATTCAATATCCTAACATTCTTATTTAAGAGTTGATTGAAATCCTTATCTGATGATACTAAGATTACCTTTTCTGCCCGATAGGTATTAATAACAAGGTATGCTAAGAAATCATCACCTTCATATTGTGTTTTATTCTTTTTATCGAATATATAAGAAATTCTTAGCATACCCAATATCTTCATAATCACTGCCTTTTGATTTTGCAATGATTCATAATCTACGGATATGTTCTTTCTGTGTCCTTTATAATTAGGGAGTAACTCCATCCTTACTGGTGAATGACCATTATCGAAAGATATTACTACATCATCTGGTTCAAACCTTGTAAGATACATATGTAGGGATTTGAAAAATCCGAATATTGCTCCACTTGGTTTACCGTCTGTGGATTTAAGTTTCTCGAACTTGTGAAAAGACTGATGGAGAATATTCTCCCCATCAATCAATAATACTGTTTTCTTACTCATCGTCTTCCTCCTCGTCATCTGACTCGTTAAATGATTCATATTCTACTCCATCTACTGGATATAAATTAGTAGTCAATGATTCCATCCTCTTTCTAGTAGCACCGATAGTATTTATACCTGCTTTACGAAGTAATTTACGACGGAGTTCATCGTCTTCTTCAAGGAGTTTTTGGAATTTCTCTTCTCCTCTTGCAAGGGTTTTACCCTTAAACTTATAAACTCCACCTGAGGATTTTTCGATGATATCATTTTCTACCAATACATCCTCTAAGGCATAGCATCTATCAAATCCGACTTCATGGAATTTAGGATTGAAGTAAACTGGACACTTGCTGATTGTAGGTCTTGGGGGAGCAACTTTATTTTTAATAAGTCTAATAGTGACAAGCTTTCCAGCTTTTCTTTCTTTACCGTTTTGCTTAACCGTGATAGACTTTCCTGAATAGAAAGCAGCTCTGATTGAAGCATAGAATTTGAGTGCTGCGCCTCCTGTAGTTGTGGTATTATCTTTTCCGAATCCGACATTTAGAGCAGTTCTTAATTGGTTAATATAAATTTGTGTAACTCCCAATCTGTAGAATAATTCACTTCTGATACGGAAGTATTTATAAAGAGCTTTTGCTCTACCTCCCATCTCTGCCTTACCTTCTACCATTTTAGAATCTATATTATCTGCACAATCCATAGCAGCAATAGAATCGATTACTAAGAGTATCGGTTCATTCTTAGTTAATTGAGAACGTAAGTAAATTGCTAAATCTGCTACTGCGTCAGAAATATACTCGATTCGAGTATCTGTTAATACAGTAACCCTTTCTGGGTCTACTCCATTTGCTTCTGCCCAAGAGTTCATCCAAGATTGTTCAGCATCTACCCATATAACATGCCCACCAAGTTGTTGACAAGTATATGCAAAGTTATAAGCAATAAGTGATTTACCTGATGATTCTTCTCCAGCTACTTCAAGTACTTTACCAAATGGTATACCACCACCGAATGTATAATTGAGAGCAAAGAAAGTAGAAGGTAACCATAAGTTTGATTCCACTGTATCTGAAGCCAATCTCATGATACTACCATATTTCTTTAGTATCTCATTTTTTGTTGGTACCTTTAAACCAACTTTTGTTTTCTTTGCCATAATGTAATGTCTTTAAACTAAATAAGGTAGTAACCGAATGAATCTAATTACTACCTTATCGAATGAAACCATATTTACTAACCCTTAAATATCAGATTTGTATTTTCTCTTTTTCTTTGGTTTTTCGTCCTCCATGTAATGGTCACGATGTAATCCCTTTTTCTTCTTCTTTTTCTTTGGAGCATCCTCATCATCATCTCCATGGTCTTCATTGAGGAATTTTGCAAGCATTTCCTCAAGCTCATCGTAGGATTTGATTTGAGAACGAACTATACCTTCTAGGTCTACTGTACCTTGGTATTTCTTATCCAACTTAGTTGGTTTACAAGCACGAGCAGAATAGGTAGTATCCATTTTACCTGAACCAGAACGAATGATTTTAATATCATATCCGTTTTTCGGGTCAGTCATATCACCTGCTTCATCCTCATCAAGGTAAAGGTCAATAACATCCTGATATACAGAGCGTGGAACAAGAACTCCTTTATCCTGGCCATCGTAATCAAACTTAGTACCTTTTTCGTCTGCATATACCGGACCACCGAGAATATATTTTCTTCTTGGTACCAAGGTTTTTGCAAGTTCCTTATCATCCTCATCATTTGAACTTTTCAGTTCTTGGTATTTTTCCATGAAAGGGCATGGTTCATCAAATGTAGCTGGAGATATAATACCTCCCAAATCTTTACCTAAATAGAATTGAATAACTTCTATACCCAATTCCTGGTCATCACCCGGAGATTTGATTCTCATTCTTAAAGTACCCTCTTTAGGGTATACGAATCCACCTCCATTACCTTTTGATTCCAGCTGTTTCTTTCTAGCCAGCATCTTTTCTTTTGTAGAAAGTCCATCTGATGATACTTTCTTTTTCTTTTTGTCAAGTGCCATATCAATCGTTATTATTTGGTTCTGAGTAGATTACCTCATTCATACTTAACACGGTAAGAGTGTTCTTTTCCAGGAGTTGTTGCAATGCAGGAGAAAGCTTTTCTGTTTCAAATTCCATTTCCTTGCCTGCATACAAACCATAAGTAACTATTCTACCTATTTGCACCAGTTCCCGGTAAGTTCTGTATTCTTCGGTAATCTCACCGAGTTTAACTATAACTCCCTTGCGAGGAACTCCCTCTTTTACCTGTTCTGGAATAATAAGCCCAGACCGAGTTTGGTTTACTTCTTTCGGTGATAAGATAAGAACTCTGTTTTCAGTTGGACATCCAGGTAATTGTTTGTCAAACTGATCTGCTACCATAGCAGAGATAAAAGTTAATGAATAATTCATATTCCTAATTCGTTTTTAAAAGTTAGTAATTACTTATAGTTATTATTGTTGCCGCCTCATATTGGCATTAATAGTTCTCAAGATATTCTCCCGACTCTCGTATGCTCTACATATTGAAATATACTTGTTAGCCTTCTCTACTGCTTTCAAATATCGTTGATATATTGACTTATACTTTGGAGATATATTAGCCTTATGAGCAACATAATCATTATTGAACCTTTCATTAGATTCTTTAATAAATATCCAAGCAGCAGAATAAGCTTCATCCTTTTCTCTTGCTAGAGCATCTCTTTCTTTAATATACTTATCTCTTAATGAGCAAAGTATATAATAACTAGTAGGAGATTCCCTTAACTGAGAATTAATGATATTTTCATTAATGGATAATTCCTTAGCAATATCTATGGTTATGATATTACCCTCGAATTTAACCTTTAGTTTCTTCAGTTCCGTTTTCATGTACTTTCAATAAATTCTTAAAATCTTCTTTTGAATATTTACCTTCTTGAATTGCTTTAGATACCTGAGCAAATGCACAATGGTATGCAGTATCTAAACCAGGCAAATGAAGAATAGATTCATACTTACCAATTATATCAATTAAAGCTTTGAATCTTAAATCACATAAATTATCTGTTCCTCCTCTATCTACTAGAGTCATAAACAGAGCCCAATAAATATGGGTAGCATCTTCATAAGCTAACCTTGCATCTTCATCCTTCATTACACCAAATGCCAAATCCTCTAATAACTTGAGATTTGATTGAAGTTGCTCTATCTGAGACCTAACCCTGTTGAATACCATTTTATCTCTACCGACTAATCTCAAATTACATAAGTCTAATTGACGATTGAGGTTTTGAATAGAGAACTCTAAGCAGGCCGATATCATATAGGTTAAAGATGATAGCCTATTTGTATTCATTATTTGTTCTTCAGTTGCCATAGTTTATAATATTTTATTATTTATGTTGTCATAGTATCCTCTTTCTTCACTTCTGTAGTGGTAGATACTGAATCTGAATGCTTTAAGTTAGCCTTACAAGTTGGGCATTGTACTACCCTAAAAACACTAGAATTAGTTTTATCATAAATCCGAATAGTTTCACTCATATCATATTCAAATTCACAATCACAACATGGACATTTAGCTCGCCATATCATGGGTCCATTCAAAATCTTTTTCATAAGCCTTTATTTGTTTATTAAACCTCTCTTTAAATTGCTTAATATGGATATGTTTATATTTCTTATGTTCAGCCATATATTCATCTACTGAGAAATCGGGTTGTAACATCTTATTATAATCATACCCGGGAATAAATGGTAATTCCTCTGCCATAGTTCTACCAATGGTAAAGTCCATATCCATATCAACATCATCAACTTGGAAACCAAAGTATTTCTTAGTACTTGGATTACGTAGGATATTCCAAATGGTATATACTGTCCAGGTATTTATATCTTTTGGTTTAGAATACATATATACAGCATCATGAACTGTACAAGCTTCTTTCATCATTGGCAATTTACCTTGCCTCATTAACCAATAAACAAGGATAGCTCCAAAGTTGGTCATATTTGCTGCAGCACCTTGACAGGGGAAGTTAAGACCCAAACGAATTGCATAAGCAACTTCTTGCTTATCATTTGAATATATTTGTGGGAGTCTTCGTTTAGTACCAAATAATTGGGTATAATATCCATGCTTACGAAGGAATTTCTCTTGCTTCTCTTTAAATTTAAGTATTTTAGGATGTTTCTTAAAGAACTCATCCATCTCTTTACGAGCTTCCTCCTTGGTAACTATAATACCAGCTTTTGGGTCTGATAATTTTACTGCTAGCAAAGCATCTCCAATCCCATAAATAAGTCCAAAGGCAATTTGCTTTGCTTGCTTTCTCCTTACCTTCCAAAGCTTATGGTCAGGATGACTTTCGTCTTCGTATATTTTACTTGCTTCCTCAATTGGAACCCCATATTTTGCTGCTGCTATACCAAGGTGAGGGTCTACTCCCTTAGCAAAAGCTTCCAGATAAGTTTCATCACCGGATAGATGGGCCATCATTCTTAACTCTGCCTGAGAATAGTCGAATGCCATATATAAATAACCCGGAGGAGCAACTAACTGTTTCTTAATATTTGGGTCTACTGATGTCTTGGGTATTTGCTGCATATTTGGGTCAGCAGAACTAAACCTATTAGAATCGGTTCCATGTATATTATACCTACCGTGTAATCGAGAATCATCTTGAACTTTCTCATGCCAACCCTCAATATAGGTAGTATACATTTTCTGTAAACCCCTTAATTCAAGTAGTTTATCAAGAAATATAGCTTTTGGAGATTCGGGGTCTTTTATTGTTAGTCTTAATTCAACCAAAGTATCTTCATCTGTACTTGGCTTACCAGATTCATTATTTTTAATTACTGGGAATTTAAAACCAGAATCTGAATACATAAGTTGGGGTAAATCAACTGGACTACCAAGATTAAGAGGTCTTATAAGTTCTTGCTCTTTTTTGGTAGTGAATATACCTGCACGAATGTTTGATATCTTTTGTTCCCTTGAATCAATCTTACGTTTATCTTTTGGGTCATTGTAATCTAACTCTTCAAGTTCAGCCTCAATAGATTCGATATACTTTTCAATTTTAACTTGATTATATTTCTTGGTAAACTTCTTTACCCTTGGTAAATCATAGATTGCTTGTCTAGCAGCATCTATCTTTGGTTTATATTCCTCAAGCAATTTCTGATTAAATTCCGTATCAAGGTATAATCCCTCTTTCTCCACCGAAGTTAATACCCGAGAATTACACATAAATAAATTACGAAATACTGAATACATCTTCAAGTCAATTAACTTCTTCTCGAAGAATATCATTAATCGTAATGTAAAGTCTGTATCTTGACAACCATATTTACATAATGGGTCTAATTCTTTTTTATCCCAAGGTATCTTATCAAACTTATCTTGCTTTTCATAATCGCCATATTCCGGTAGATATCTTCTAACCATATCTTTTAACCCATGGGGTTTTTCTTCGTTGAGAACATATTTTGCAAGCATACCATCTAAGCATGTACCTCTATAATAGATATGATACTTTTGATTAATCTGGTCATCAAATTTCCAATTCCATGCAACCTTTACAATATCATAATTCTCAATAATCTCTTCCCCAAATTTCCTTAACATCTTCTTCCAATTCCATCCTGGAGAAGTATATTCTTTTGTTTGGAAATGGTCTAATGGAATAGAAGCACCAAACCCTGGCATCCAAGATACTGAGAGTATAGTTGGCTTGAAACTTTTATTATAGATTGGTTCAGCATTAGTTTCATAGTCACAGCAAGCATAACCAGTTGCTTTACAACAAGCAATAAGTTTCTTGAGTTCTCTTTTATTCTTAATTATCTTATATCTCGTTTCCATGTTAATAAATAGAAAGAAGGACATACCCACATATAGTAGATATGTCCCTCATTATTAGTATTTCTCTTGTAAGTCTTCCAAATTAGTATTTAAGAAATGCCAGTCTTTTTTGTATATATGTAATGAATCTATGGTATGATATAGATAACCAGGCTTTACTCCTACTTCTTTAGCTACATATTCCATTAATCTCCAAGCTAAATATATATCATTACCGAAATGTTGGGCAAAATCTGAACTCCTTTGGTGATAACAAATATGTAATACCTTCTCTCCTTTACCATTCTGACGGATAAGGAAATCGTAATACATAGAGCAAGGAATACGTTTACTTCCATCAAGGAATCTTAAGTCTGTACCATGAAATATAGGGAGTACTGCCTTACGAGTATCATTATCCCTTTTAAGGAGTTCGATAACAGATTGCATGGCAGAATCACAATTGAATGATGTACTACCATACGGATATAATTGATTCCAAATACGTTCTGGATAGGTATAATCAAATCTACCATTCACCAAGAACTGTTCCCATAAATCTTTTCTCAGTTCCCAAGCTTTACCAGGATTTAATTCATACCAACCAATTCTTTCCTGAAACTCAGCATCTGCCCATTCCTTTGAATGTGAGAATACAAATAACCATACTGGGTCTCCGAGTGAAGTTAAGCAATATTGTTGGCAAATGAGCTCTTTTGTAATAAAATCCTCATTACCTTCAATCCTTTTATTCTGATAGGTCTTTGGTTTTACAGTTTGACCGTAACTGTTGAGTTCTCTGCCAAGTTCTGACATTAACTCAAAAGAATTACTGTAGATTCTCATTCTTCTGTTTCTTTAAAAGTTTCTTCTTATATGCTTTACGTTGAGAATAGGATATCACATTCTCTGGATATTCTATATCTTCATATTCTAATAGCAAGTCCTTTGCTAACAAAGCTTGGTATTCATACAAGTCTGGACGTAGTACCTTAAAACTTCTGAAAAATACTTTGAATGATGACCATTCCTTTTCTGTACCGTTCAGGATTTTGTTATATACTTCCTTAACCCGTTTAGTCCATGGATTATCAATACCCTTAATTACCCTCTTTAAAGGTTTATAGGCTGAATACATCAGAAGGGTTTCTACATTCCCATACATTTGAGTCGCAAATAAGTTGATCTGTACCGACTGTTCTGGCCCATACACGTACTCTGCCATCCGCTGTATTAATAGGAAGTCGAATATTAACCTCTTCGTTATCTCTGAGGCTCGAACAACCAGGGTTATAACCGGAATGTCCTCTTGAAATCTCTTCGAAAAAGTCGCTGCAATTAAACATTGTTTACCATTATCATGATGATTGTTAAACATGTACGTAACATTGTAATTCTGATTATACTTTGACTTCAGGAATCTTAATTTGCTACGTAAGAGGTCTAACTTATTAAAATCTATGTAATTATTCAATAAGCTTGTCCACTTAGTTTCTTTGTAATTAAAACACCTGCCATAATCAAAATCTGGGTCTACCCATGCTTTACGTATTTTTATAAACACATTGTATGCTACTGCAACTCCACTATTTGCAGTAGCACCCTTATCAAAAAGAACTGGGTCTAATCTTAAGAAAGCCTCGTTCAATTTCTCCCATGCCTCTTGTGAAGTTGCAAACTCTAAAGAGTGGAGGGTCTCCTCCGTATTCGATTGAAGACCCTCTAATCGCCTGTTCCAACCTGACATTAGTAGTTTGATTTTTGACGCCATCTGTTAAGGCGTTGTTTTTTAAAGAATAACCTAAATAACCCTTCTGGAGTAAATCCTTGTAATCCCAAGAATCCCATATATAGGTAGAAAGCTTTTACCAAAGAATATTGAAAATCTAATTCCTTAGTCATTACCTGGGTTTGTTTCCATGGTCTACACTTAAGAAGATTCCTTGCAATATTCAATTCATATACTACATTGAATAATAATACCTTCTCTTCTTCGTGGGATGATTCACTTAAAGTATTAAATCCCGGAGTATAATCTTTTACTGAATCATGGTCTTCATCAATCATATTAAACCGATTAACTAAACCAATGGTACCTTCTGTAACCATTGCTATGCCCAGAGTAATTACATCCTTCAAGTTATTTACTTTAAAGTCAGAGTAATCCATTACATGATTAGTTCCCCACGATAGAATATCTTCTGGATCAATGTTAGCAAAGAGAAATAAAGTGAAGTAGAATCCCAAGGCATCTACCTGTTCCTCATTTGCATTCTGCAAATTATTAAGTACCTGGGTATATTCGTCTTCGGTAAGTTGTTCAATATTCCATCCCCATTTATTACATAGCTTAACCACTTCAGAGGTAGATTCATAACCCTCCATCAATTCCTCTATAACTCTACCAATAAAATCTTTAAGGATTACTTGATTAGAGGAGTTATTCACATCCAATGGGGCTTCTGGTAATTTTTCTATTTGCCTGTAGCCTTCAAATTGTTCTATTCCAAGAGAATACATCTCTTGTAACTCAGTACCTTCTCTTATGAGTGGTACTTCTTCTTTGATATTCCTGATGTCCAAAATATACTCCTTTCTTATTAATTTCCTGATGAGCCGAAACCTTTATCTTGCCGACTTCCCCACATCTGTGATTCGGTATAGAATTCTTCTTGCTGAATTTCTTCTGGCTCGGTGATATAGATGGGTACATGAATAAATTGTACCAGCTTCTTCCCAGCTTCTATAACCTGAATTTCTTGAGAAGTGTTATATACTCCAATGTGTATCTCTCCAACATAAGGGGAATCTACTATCTCGGCAGTAAAGATTAATCCTTTCTTAGTAGCTATACCAGATTTGTTTGCTGCCATTAACATAGATGCAGGAGGTTCTAGCAAACCTTTGATACCAGAGGGGATAAGTATACGATGACCGGGTTTTAAAGATATATGCCTTACGAAATTTTCATTAAAGGGCATATCTAAAATATACCCATTTGAATCAAATTCGTTCTTGTCATGAATATCATCAGGGTATAAATCAGTTGGTACATAAAAATCTAACCCAGCATCATTGGGGTTTGCTCTGTTGGGAGATACTACCTCTCTTACTTTGATAAATCTAAATTTGTTCATAATATATTACATTCTTTTAAAAGTTGTCCAAAGGTTAATCCTCGTTGAGGAGTTACTCCGAGTGAATGACAGAATCTCTCTACATCATACTCACCCTGCATAAACAAATCAGCAAGAACATCATCTTGCCGTACATAATAATTTGGGTTGTTAAGATATAACTTAAACATTGCCCATATCATTCTTAACTTATTGACCTTTCCCATTGCATTCTCTATAAAGTTCTCTAATACGTTTCTTAGGTACTTCGAATTTCTCAACTGTCTTTGAGATAATCTCTTTTTTATCTCTCCCTTTCCGAATCAAGCCTCGGATATATTTCTTGATACCAACCGTATCTTCCAATATATCCAAATCTTTGTACTGATTCTTCTGTTCTAATTCTTTCCTGGTAATGTTCAAGTTCTGGGACATCTTGAATGCACATAGTTCGGAATCTCCGCATAGTTTACACTCTTTAGTGGATAAATCATACCCAATACCAAAGCAAACATCACCGTTAGTTCCCAATTTTGTTAGGTCTATCGGAGTAAGTATATCCTGCTTGGTTAAATCAGGAAGTTGTTGTTTTTTCTTTGCCATAATTAATCATCTATTCTTTTTTCTGTTAGTCTTATAACTGAATCTTCAATCTTCAATTCCGACTCATACAGAGGTAAGTAGGAATGTCCAATTGCATTTATAAATAGTTTCCTGATATCACCCAAGTGTTGTGAGTAACGAGTGTCAGTATAAGTTAGTACCCTAACTTGCAGTCCTGAACAGAAAGATAAATCAAAATATACTTTATACTCATTGGGTATTACCTGAGTAGATTGTATATCTGATATCCATACTAATGAACTACAATTAAAGACATGGAGAGGAGTAAGTTCCTCTCCGATTATCTTATTAACCAGTTTCTTATATAATTTAATAATCATAACTTTTAAGTGTTACATTTTGATGATTACAATTGGGACAAGTCCAATCTTTTATATGCCAAGGACCTCTTAAATCTTTTAATTCGTCCTTTCTGAATTTCTTTTTGCATTGATGACATTGATATTTATATTCATCGTAATCATACTGAGATGAATAGGTATAGAGTATTCCGGTAATCACTCCCAGTATTACTGGTATTAGTAATGTTAATTCCATTGTTTTAAGTATTAATGTTTAATGCCCTATGTCCCTAATAAGGATGTAATTATTTCCTCCTACGGAGAAAAGTAATTACTCATAGTACTTATAAGTCTACTTAAGTAAGGTATTCTTATAAAGAATGAATAGGGTGATTCTTCCATAGCTTCTCTAACAGAATAACTTTCAATTCTTGTTTTTGATAATATTGTTTCCTATGTCTGCCATGTCGGCTAAGGTAATTTCCGGGATAATGAAGGTCATCAAGGTATACCTTATTTTTAGATTCATCGGTTCTTACCAAACGACCAAGGAATTGAATGGATTTTTCTTGTGAATCCATACTTGCGGTATTGAGTAAGTACTTAAGCTTAGGAAAGTTTTTACCTCGAGCAATGATTGTAGTTGATACCAGGATATCTATCTTACCTTCCCTAAAATCCTTCATTATTTGTTGTCTTAACTTAGAAGGAGTATTAACATGTACATAGGAAATATTATAGGCATCGCCCAGTTTCTTTTTAAAGAACTTATATAGATTTTCACAATGTGCAATATGCTTGCATACTACAAGTGCAGGATATCTACCTTGGTTAATATTCCATTTTAACCGAGCATAAGCCATTCTTCTGGCATATTTATTCAAGGTAATAGAATCATCATATATCTCTTTATAAGATATACAATCGGATTCCCAATTACCATACCAAGGTTTACTGGGTACCATCTTTACGATTGTTTTAGTTGAGTAACCTTTCTTGATAGAATCCTTAAGTTTAAACTCAGCAACTACCTTGCCAAAGAATCCTTCAAGATTCATATTCTTAACCTTATCTTTGGCAAGCTTACTCATATAAATGGTACCTGATAATCCTATACGAACTCTGGTATTAAATAAACGAGTAAGTACATTTTGATATTGCTTACTTCCACCTTGGTCTGCCTCATCTACTAAAACCATATCTACCTTAGATAATTCCTGTTGATAGAATCTCATATTTCGAGAAATGGATTGAACCATACCAATCGTAAAGTTACTCCAGTTTAAAACCTTACCTTGAACAAAGGTTATATCTTCTCCCGGGAGATATTGCTTAAACTCTTCTCTAGCCTGATTTAACCAATCAGAGTCATTAGTTATTAGCAAAGTCTTTAACTGTCTCTTATAAGATAAATATAAGGATGACATGATAAGGGTTTTACCTGCATTAACCGTGTAATCTAAAACTCCAATCTGAAAAAGAGAGTTACCTACCTGGTTAGATATAATTGCCTTTACAGCTTTCTCTTGTTCTGGTCTTAATTTATACTTACCTATTTTCGTAACTACCTTTTTGACTTTGGGTAAAGGTTTCCGCATATCTACAACTTTAGGTTTAATTCCATACTCAATACACTTTTCATATACTGCTGGAAGAAAACCTATCTTAAACTCACCATGCTTGTTTATATAATGTATCTTACCATCCCAGTTCTGCATACCTCTTTGCCTTGTACGTAAATAGAAAGCATTAGGATGTCTAACTGAAAATTCCTGGTAGAGTTTCTGTGCGAACTTAAGAGGTAAATCAAGTTCGCACATATTTCCGTTTTGTATTATTATCTTACTCATTTGATAATTACCGTTACACCTTTAGTAGCTTTATCCATTCCCATTGCTTCCTTGAGAAGTTTAATGTGATGTTCCTCATCAGCAACCAACTTATTCAATAAGTACATCACATCATCATAATCTGCCCGGTCATCGTGTAAGGCTAAGTTATTCATAATCTTCTTGTAATGACCGATAGTTTCTATCTCCGAATCTAAGGCAATCTTCAAAGCACTTTCAGGAGAAAAACCTATTTCCACTTTAGGATAGATATCCATAACCGGATTCTGTTCATAAGGGTCTGCCTTTTGTAGAAAATCTGATAACTTGTCGTAGTGTCTCATTTCTACTAAACCAATACCAAGCATTAACTCTGCAATAGGTTCGAACCTTGACGACTGTTGAGTATACATAAGGATAGCACTAATCTCAGAGAAAGGTTTATCCTTTAGTGCATCCTTGAACATATTAACAATATCCTCTGGCCAAGGTTCGACATCATTGAAATCAGGATAGTCTACCGACTGGTCCGAATACTTGAGGACATCAATAAAAGCATTAGCTGCATCCTCTACTCTGTTACCTAAAAATTTTAAAGCTTTCATAACGTTATGTTTTTAATTATTAATTTTCTCCCAGAGAGAGCCTTCAACTTCTGGTTCTTCTTCCAGGGATTTTTTGTTCTTATACTTATATAAATACTTATTGTATCTTTCGATGGCTTTATCCGTATACATCTGTGCAATATCTGGTAAACCATTACACCATGCAAGAGATTCGAACTGAGCATCAATGAATGTCTTATAATCCCAACCCTCTTCTTTTAAGAATTCTCCTACCTTTGCAAAGTGTACATACTTCTCAGGTTGGTTTTCATAAGATTCATATATACCAGTTGCCTTAGCAATCTTACCTATGAAATAATCATGTATCTCTTTAGTAAGCTTTGAATCTGAATATTGCAACTCTATTTCGGCATCTACTTGATGAGTAATATTGTCCTGCATAGATATTAACCTTTGCATAACATTACGATAATCGGTCATTCTCTTTAACCCGGTCTCTATATATTTGATAAAGCCTTCTCGAGTATCAAATTTAAAATCCTCACAGAAGGTATTACATATCTCGGCAAGCTTTTTACAATTTGCCCATTCCCTTGTATTACTTTCATTTATTTTACGAACTCCTCTATGCTTAAGCTTTATACGGGTAGCATATAATATATCAGCAACAAGGGAAGCATTACCCTTAGATGCTAGTAATATGTTAGTTACTTTCTTAGTTGTCCCTTTATTAGAAACAACCACTGCTCTAGTATTTATTGCCTCTTTTCGTGCAATAACAAAAAAAGCCTCAACTGGGAAATTATCTACCTCTAAGGTATTTAATATTTCCTCAAATTGAAACTTAGTTATATGGATAGATGGTTCACGCATAAATATATTATTTTATAATATAATAGGAAATCCTTATTTCAAAGAGTTTCTGACTTTAGTTCTATGAATAAAGTTATAGAGCGTTTTACGTGACACCTTTAACCTTTTACTAATGTATAGCTTACTATTACCTAAACTCAGTAATCTTTTAAATCTTCTCAGTTTTCTATCAGAAATCTTAAAATTTTCCCAGTTGGGATTTTGGGTAGTTTTAAATGACCTTCTTCTCTGTTCGAAAATCATTTGTTGTATATTCATACTATGTGTACCCCATTGAAGATTCCTATAATGATTATTTAAGGGGTTATTATCTAAGTGCATTACCTCATTAAATCTAGAAGGATTAGGATTATATACATATACTAAAGCCACCAACCTACTAATACTCAAATCATAACCCATACCATCCTTATAGAGTCTTACCTTAACTCTAACCTTTTTCGAAAGCCTTAATTTATGCCATTTACCAAACTTATGAGGAGATCTTTCTACCCGTCTTGAATACAATTCTCCCTCTCTAGTAATATGGTAACCTATAAAACCCGGTACATTATCTTCCATTATAGTGAGTTTTTAAGTTTAATTAAATCTTGATAAGTAGTATACTTAGTTTTGTAAACCTTTTTAAGAACGGCTTTCTTACCTAAGTCATTTACATCTCGATTATCCTCAAAAAGAACTAACTTCACCTTCTTATACGATATGAGTTTTAAGGCTAATGCTATAGCATACTTTTGAGCATCAAAATCTAATAGAATTATATACCGTTGACAAGGTGCCTTTATTAGTTCGTTTAGTTGATATTTAGATACAACTTTGCCCATTGTGGCAATAGCTCTATCCCCAATTGTGAGAGCATTAAGTGCCCCTTCGCAAATGAATACCGACCGATACATTTCCAATGCGTCATAATTAAATATGATAAACTCTTTTCCAAGGCCTGTGATATCTTTGTTGGGGTTATTATACCGAGGACCGTTTCCGATAACTTTTCTGGCATTATAATACCTGAGTTGGCCATGATAATAGAACGGTATAATAAGGTATCCGAAGAAAGGTTCCTTCGTCGCATAACCAACTCCATGTTTACATAACTCTTCGATACTAAATCCGCGGCCTTTGACATAGCTTCTAATGCTCCTTGCAATTTGTGAATCTCCGATACTAAGGAGTCTAAAACTATCTGGTAAATACAAAGGTTTAGCTTTGGCAAGTTCAACCTTCTCATCGTGAAATTCAAGTTCTTCGAATTGTCCATTGTTTAAGAAATTTATAAGTTCGTGATAAGTATCGAATCCTTCTATATCCATAACCAACTGTGAAGGATTCGGATGTTCATTACATCTAAAGCAATTGGTTCTATACATTGATAAGTTAACTCCCATTTTTAATTCTCTGTGACAGTAAGGACATACTGGGAGTTTCATCCAGCCATGTTTATAATCAAATGCTCCAAGTCTTTTAATAAAGTAAGTCTTAAGTCTAGACTTAAACTGATTTGTTATTTTCATGTTCCCTTATAGCTTTACGAATTACTTTTCGGATTCTCTTTAAATCATCTAAATCCAGGTTACTGATGGAAACTGTTTGCCAACCATTATGGGATATTTCTAAAGCTAATCCATCAGTCCATCTATCTTTTACTACTTTTACTTTCTTTGTTCTCATTCTTCTTTTTACCACAGATTCTACAATAGGTTCTGGTACGATATTTCTTATAATATTGAGCTCTCTTCCTACCTCCTTTCCTTGTAAGGATATTTCTAGGTCTCTGCCTAAGTTCCCACCAATGTTCAGTTACCCAAGCATGAATACCGAGTTTACATCTATATATCTCCACAGTTATTAGACCTTTTCTTGGAATCAGCATCTGGATTATCTTTCTTTTTAAATTGCTCATCCAATTTACTACCGTATACTTCATCATATTGCTTTCGTTGTTCTTTAGTAAATTCTGTACATCTTTGTCTTTCAACATCACATTTGAATAATGCTCTACCCGAAGGAAGACCATCTCTTTGTACTACAATCTCAACTCGAAGAATATTATCTTTCTCCTCTTGCTCAGTACAATTTAGACCCATTATAAATTGAGCATTACGAACAATTGCAATTGAACCTGAGATATCATTCTCATCATATTTTGTAGTTCTATGTTTCTTACCCTCCCTTGTAATATGATGAGCAGTCCATATAATATCTAAATGTAGTTCCTCTGCTAAGTTCTGTAAGTCAATATATACATTCGAGATTCTATCGAAATCCTCTTTATCCTTGGCTAATGATGCAAGTTTACCTGCATAATCGACCATCAATACCCTAATATCAATTCCTTGGCTTCTAAGAGTTAATATCTTCTCTCTTATATAATTGCAATCAGTAATCAATGCAGGTACTCTTTCAACTACCAATTCAACCCCAAACCTTGCCAATTTCCTTAAATGCTTAGCCTCGAGTTTATCGTAATCTCCGGAATATAATTCCTTCTTTGTTTTATTGATACTTGATTGAATGAAACGGTCCATAATTTGTTCTTGGCCATTTTCTGTATCTATATATAATACCGACTTCTTCATTCTTAGGTATCCTCTTGCAAGGTTTACCATGAAGAATGTTTTCTTTGCCTTAGGTCTATCCAAGATTACATTTACTGAAGCAACTGGGAATCCACCAGCATTGGTCAAATCATTCAATTGCCTAAACGGGCAAGGAACCACTGAAGGTTCTGATTGCCTTTTAAATTGTCTCTCCGTAACATCTCGAATCATATATAGGGGTTCATCCTCTTTCTTAGGCTTACTCTTTTGAAGAACCTTCTCAATCTTTTTAGAGTATTCTTCGTATTGTTCGAAGTTATCCAAGTCGAATGAATCATTTAAGTTCTTCATCTCAACATAAGTAGAGAACTTATAAATCTTCTCTTTAATATAATCCGAATCCGATAGTTGAATTGAATAGAGGTTTTTAATGGTTCTCTCAATAGTTGGTATATCATCCTTAGTTACTAAATCTACATAAGCCTTGGATTCTAGCATTTCCTTTATCACTTCCTTTAATACATTCTGAGAGGGTATCTTCTTTGTCTTCTTAAAGTACTTAAGTATACCCTCACATATTAAGGAATGCTCAATAAGAACTAAGTAACTGGGTTTTAACCTTCCCAGTACTAAACCTCCTTCCTTGTCTTGAATAATGAACCGAAGTATCTCTAACTGAAAGTCCGGTGTAAAGCTAAATTTGATTTTATCTTTTTTCATACATTAATATATTGCAATATAATAACTAATAGATTTTGATAGTCTCCATATAGTTCTGGAACTCATGTCCACAGTATCTAGTCTTCTAATCCTCAGCCGTTCGGTGAAATATTTTAATATTCTTATATTATATAATAAATAAATTTATATATTTGCATTAACGAAATATTTATAAAGATATGAGAAAGACCAACGGTAATAATGGTTCAGAACTGCACAGATTAAAACCTATGCGGGATTATGATGAAGCCATGTTTAATAGGTTGTATAAAGTTTGTAAACCTGTTATTAGGAACCTAACCAAACAGATAGATTACAAAAGATTCAACCTTACTCCAGATATAATATCTTCTTATTTCTGGGATAAAATGTTATTTGTTTTTAATAAGTACTACGGTACTTGTAGTGAAGAACATCTTAAAGCAAGAATCTTATCATCTCTAGCTACTTTTAAAAATAAGCTTTTGAGATTTGCCTATGGAGAGGTTGCAGAATATAACCAGAACTTATTTAAGCTTGAGGATTTATTTGATAATGATAAGGAGCTTGAAGATGATGAAGAAGAAGCTAAAGCCAAAGAAGATATGCTGGAATTGCTTTATGATTATATGAAAGCTAACCTGTCTTCAGATGCTTATATGTTGTTCGAGGTATTAATAACTCCTCCACCATATGTTAAAGAACGTATGCCTGAGTCAGGAAGGATTACCAATATACTTTTAGTAGAGTTCTTTGATATGCCCCGAACTAAAAACTCTATCAAATATATCAGTGAACTCAAAGCTGATATTCAATACTGGGAAGAGAAAGCTAAAGAAGAACTGCATTACTAAACACAAAAAGAAAGGGGCGTTTCCCAACGTCCCTATCCCAATTGTTAAGCAATTCATAAATTAAAAGTTCATTGATATTGTTACAAGTAGTTACACATTATTATAGTTTTATAATGTATGCTAGTACATAATAAGGAGGCCTATTCTCATGAGCTCGTCCTCCACCAGTATCAAGAGTATTATGATTCCACAGGGATACATAAGAATTATCTCTATCGGAAGATTTGGCACCAGTAAGGTTATTACCAATCCATTTCGTACCATTGGGAGCAACCATATCTGAAAAAGCTTCACAAAAATAGGCATCTTGAAATTCATGGTTATGAGCAGGTATCTCGGTAGCACTTAATGTAACTTTATCTTTACCTCCAGTATTACCAATAAGATTATAATCCTCATTACCAGATTGCCAACCTACTATAAACTTACCAGATAAGTCTGGAGTTTGTAAATCATCTACAATCTGACCATTACATAAAGCCCAGCCATCAGGAATCTGAGTACCATTCCACATAGCAATTAATCCTCTTGGTATACTTGAGCCTCCCACACTATTACTACTACCTAATTTTTCATCAATATAAGCCTTAATATCAAAATTAGGGAATCCCTGTAATAACCGTAAGAGAGTTTCTACATTAGACTGTTGCATACCATGGATAGCAGTATTATATTCTACTGGTTGAGGGAATCTTCCCCCATAAGGGACAATAGAATATTTCTCTACTGTATTATCTATAGAGTTAATACCCTGACCATAAATACCTATCAGTATCATGGATGATTTGTCTACCAAGCCTTGAGCTACCGAAGCCATAGCTCTACTAGCTAGTGACTCATAAGTTAATTCCGTATCTTCTAATACGTTTGTTTTTGACAAGTTTCTAGACTCCTTAGCACTTGGATATAAGGGGTCTACCGACTTCTTATACAAACTGTAGAAGGAATTTGATTCATTCCAGAAAGCTCTGAATTGTACTGGGTTCTGTACTGGTTCTTCCAAAGGAGTATGATATGCAAATACAATCACATCTTCATTACTACCTTTAGAACCTTCAATATTTGGGATACTAATTGTTGCAGCATCCGATATAAATATCATACCATCCCTGGCAATACATCCGAAATTAACTTCAGGGCCTTCTCCAGAATCCGAAGCCTTAGTCATATACCTTGCAATAATTCTATCCTTCATTACCAGGTAAGCCGGTGAGGTAGGTTCTCCATTTGGGGATATTGTGATAGCATTATTATTTATCACTGCAGAACCGAATCCACAAAAGGGGCCTATACCAACTGGGGCAGCTATTGCTTCAGCTACATCCTTAGATTTAATAATACCTTCGTAATCAAAATAAGTTTTCATACTGTATCTTCGTTTTTATTGTTCTTAAAATCTTTCGATTGATTCTTCATATCTTGGAAAGCATCTCCTACATCCTTGAACTTGAATGTTATAAATTTCCATAAGATAGTCCATATACTATACCTTTTCTTTACTCCATGAAGTTCACATATATGATTGTAAATACTATCTATTTCGAAACAATAACATAGTATCATGATTGTTATAGAAACTGTTATAGGATTAAGTCCATAGGGGTCTCCAATAGCCTTACCTATAATGGCTCCAAGTAATACGTAACATAAATAATCAATAACTTTATTAAGAGTTCTTCTTCCTGCTCTAGATTTCCTTACTTCTATACCCTGCATCCTACTGACGGATATCCCAAACCAGAAGTCAGAGAGTATTAATACAAAGGCTAATAAAATCATCCACCTTAAGTCAAAGATAATACCATAGAACTCAGAAGTGAATCCTATAAGACTGGTTTTGAAGATTGTGTTAAAAGAGTTGCTTTCCATTTGTTTTTATTCTATTTTAAGTTTCCATTCTGTTTCTTCGGGAACCTCTATTTGGATCCCCTGCTCTGATGTATCGTTATACTCCCATACTAATTCTGTTTTATCTACTATGTCTTTTATATTTACTAAAAATACTACTTTGACTGCAGGATTATCTTTTACATAAAAAGTATGTTTTCCAGGTAGATTGGTAAAAAATTGATAGGGACTGGTATGAACTACATCGGGAACCGTCTCATAAATTATATCGCCAGAATCCCCAGTATCTGAAGTACAGGTTACGATAGTAGATACTTCTGGTACACTATTACTTAGTTCTGCACTTACAGGATTAAGAGTTAATTTATACTGAGGTACTACTTTTTTTACGGTTAAAGTTACTACTGAACCTCGATAATAAAATTTATAGGTACCAGCAGTATCAAAGGTAATTAAGATATTCGAACTATAAGTTTCGGATAAACCTTCTACTGTAATACCAGTTATCTGACTACCACCATCTCCATATCTTAAATAGAATTGGCAATTCTGATTCTTGGTTAATTGATAACCAGCCTTGATATATTTAGTGGATTCTGTTGGAGAATAAGGTTCTAGTTCATACCAATTCTCATCATCTGAATTCATAGGTTCTAACCATAAGTAAGATTCTGGTACAGGTACATATTCTAATACCTCTACCTCTACTATTTTAGTTGGGTCTCCTACGGATTCAAACTTATAAGTACCAGCTTCATTAAATAGATAATCTATACTTTTACCATAATAGAAATCTGGACCTTCTACATATCTATCTTCTAATTTTACATCCCCTAATTTTACCCAAGTACCTGAGGTATTCTTTCTGTATACATTTATGGTATCATTGAAGTATGAATATAGGTTAGCACTTTCAAAGGTAGAATAATAGATACCAGAAGTAAGGAACAATTTAATAGAAGCAGTACCTTGAGCATTCAAGTTAAGCTTCTTATTAGATACCCCAATACCATAAGTAATTGTGTATCCCAATTTGTAAGCAACTACTGTACCATAATTTGCAGAATTACCAGAAGTATCTTTGGTACACCTGAATAAGAATGTACCTACCTTAGTGGGAGTCCATCTAGAACCATTCCTAACCAATACTCCTGGGTCTGTAGTAAGTACGGCAATCAAATCAGTAGTATTTTCATTTGGGTCTGAGGAACGAATAGTTATCTTAGATGATTCTAAATTAGTAATGTTTACATTTCGAGGTTCACATATTACAGTATAATTAGTAGCTATTGAAGTAACCTTTAAGATTATCCTCTTTGCCGGGAAGTCTGCAATAACAAATTCGTAAGTACCTGCAGAAACTATTTCCCAAGTAGAACCAGAAGGTTTAATTTCATGTGTATTTATTAACTGAACACCTACCGGTTTAATACTACCTTGATAATTCAAATTAGCAGTAACTTTAACTTCAATCTTAGTATTACTACCAGTGATTACCAAGTTATCTAAATCGGTACCACCACTTATTAAGTCTGCATAGATATGATAAGACTTAGTGTAGTATTCCAAACCCACATCTACATAAGTAGTTACCGAAGTATCTCCAACGCTTCTGAAGTAATATCTTTGGTCACCCTTCTTTGCATAAAAGATAGAACCACTTTCATATAGCTTAGAGCTCCACTTGTTTTTTGAGGGGTCATATCCGGTTACCTGATACCTTAGGTCTGCATCATCATAATCCGAAGTTACAGTTACTCTAATAGGTACTTCTGTAATATGACCAGTTACAATCTTTACCGGAGATATCAGAGGTTCTGCAACTATCTTATAATTGTAAGCTAAGTCAAAACCGTATTTAATATTCCTAGATACATTGTAAGGTAAGAACCTATCGAATAATTTATCGATTGATTGTTTGAAAGCCTTAAACTCTTTAGTTGGAGATGTAAAGTCATGGCCACCAATATTGATATCTACCTGGATACATTGAGCACAACCATAAATCTTATCATAGTTGTACTTATCATACCTGGAATAATCCGTATCATATAATGGGTCTACCTTTTCCCACTTATCCATCTCTCCATCTGTTGGGTCTACAATGGTACATGTTAACCCATACATATTAAAAAGAATCTCGAAGAACTTTCTTGAGCCTCTAATCTTAAGTAATGAGATTGAGTACTTTAAAATTGTACGAATCTGTTCATCACTTAAATTAGGAACTCCTGTATGTTCTCCTGTTCTAGCAAAAGGTAATTCTCCCAAGAACTCCCATAGGTAATTTAAATACCTCTGTTGAGTTTTATCGATATCGATTAAATCTAGAATATTATCAATATCAGAAGTAATATTATCTTGGAAGTATGAACCGCATATTTCTAGAAATCTTTCTAATATACCCTTACCATTGACTTTATAAGTATCTTGCTCCTTAAATTCAAATGGTAAGAAATCAATTAGGTTTTTAAGATTTATCATAAGCTTATACTGTTTCATTTACTTTAAGTGTTAACTGACTTGAATCTTCGAATACCGGGATATTATAACCTGGGTCTGTATAATCTTTATTTGGTTCGGCAATGGTTATGGTATACCTGAATCCCGATTGATAACCATTATTCTGGATATCAAGAGCAAAGATAAATCCATTTATATTATCTCGAATCTGTGTAGTCTTACCCACTTTCCCCTCATAAGAAAAACCTCCTTTTATGGACTTGATGGTAAACATAGTTCCTGAAGAGAAAGATATAAAATAGTCCATAGAACCGTTAGCTTCATCCAATCGGAATTGACCAAGGATTAATTCTTTGTTACCATAGATTGTTGTAGGCCAAGGTTTAGTATAGAATTTCTTTAAGTGTAGGTAATCTACTGATTCCAAGTTATCAATGAGTGCATAGATATCTGAGATTCTTACACTACCGCCAATATCCGAACTCTCTGGTGAGTAAGCATTAAATAAAGCACTGAGTATTTGAGATTGAATTTCTGAGGTCTTATATGACTTCTTACCAGTAACTTCGATATCCAGTATAATATTAACTTTACCTGCCGACTTGACAGTTAACCAAGTAGTAAGAGGTGAATTCTGATGTAAGATATCATATACCTTCTTAATCATGGAAGAATTGGCAATTACCCCATTATCTGGGGCAATGTATACAATAAGTTTTCTACCGCATTCATATTCAGCTTTAGCTTTACTAACTCCATCTACTAGTTTAGCCAAGTCTACAAAGTCCTGTTTAGTAACAGCTACTCCCATAGTCTTAACACTCAAGGGTATATGTTCTTTGAGCATACCAAAGTTTTCGTAGTTAGAGCCACCACCTGCATTATAAGTATTACTTACAGTTGCATCAGATACTGAAGAGGATATTACTGAGGGTACTGAGGTAATGGTACCAGACTTAACATTACCGTTACTACCAGATGTAAGGTAAAAAGTTAAATCAGATATCTTTGCACCAGCAGCAGGTTTCTTACCATATAAACCATCTCCAAAGGTAATATAAGGAGTTAGAGATTCATCTACTACTACCATGAAATGCTTATCGGTAGGTTTTGAATAAGCGAAGGTATTTACTAATACCCAAGATTCTCCACCAATCTTCATGTTCATAGTTCCATGTTCATAGTATTTACCATTGGGTAAAGTACCGAGAGTAATTCTTAATTTTTCTTCGGATGGTATAACCATACCATTAACCTGACTTTCAGTGTATAACTCGTGTTGTACTACTGGTACCTTACAATCAGTCACATTTGAATACCAAACTACATCTCTAGTAGATAACCATTTGTTCCCTGATTGGTCTGTGAATAAAGTACCTGCAGGTATAGTTAACTTAGCTCCAATGGAATCTCCAGATACATCCCTTGATATCATTAAGTCTACCGATGCAGCAATAGCACCTCTTGCATGATAATCTACCAAGGCACCATGCTTAACTACTGAACCATACTTTCTGGCAGTAGGTAAGAAGGTTTCCCTTGCCATGTTATCAATGTAGTAGTGAAGAACTTCGGCAATAGCCGCAAATAATGAAAGGATAATGATTAATATGTTTCCTTCCGAGTAATCTGTTATGAGTACATTCCCCTCTCTGTCTTTTATACCCATAAGAGATTCTATCAGCTTGGCCTTAATCTGTTGATAAGACCTCTGATAAGGGTTGAGCCATTTATTAGTGATTCCCATATTATTTTGTATTAAATGAATTATCCAAGTTGTTGTATGTAAGGTATAGATATTGGCTAGAGCCTGTACCATTAATAGAATATTCTACTTCTATGTTTACCTTTGAATCAACTCTAGCAACCTTGATACCCTTAAAGGTTAACCTTTGTTCCCAGGTACCAATTGCTGTTTTTATAAACTCTTTAATAATAAAACTAAGGGCTTGTGAATTTGGCTCTTCTATACATTCCCATAAGCGATTCCCAAAGTTTTCCTGTCGAAATCTCTGGCCTATCATATAATATAGGATAGAGTTAATATTATTTCTTACTAACTCCATATCTCCATTAACCGGATACCATCCAGTTTCACCCTTTTCATTTCTACTTAGTTGAATAGGGAAAGTCACCCCTTTCCCTATTATGTCAGTAAAGTAATTATCCATTAGTGTATACATTTAGTATCCTCGTAATCTTCTTGTTTAAATTCCGAGAATGGTTTACTTGCTTGAGTTACAGTAGGACCCGAAGAACCTGGTCCAGTAGTTACACCAGAGTGTACATGAGAATTAAATAGAGCTCTAAGTGATTCTAGTTCTTGAACAGTTTGGTTTAGCTTTTCGGTTAGTTCTTTAATATTAACTACTCCTTGATTCTCTCCTTTGTTTAAGATTACTGTATCACCAGAACCTACACTTACATCTCCTTGAGCTTGGATAGATATATTACCTTTTGCAGTAACTCCAATGTCTCCATTGATGTACATGGTTAGTTTACCATTATCATCATCTAGAACTATTACATTGCCTTCTGGAGTAATAATACCCATTTTGTTTGGTCCATCTAAAGGACTTGGTATTTGATTTAAAGCCCAACCATGATATTCCCATAGGGGTTTAGTTGGGTCTCCAAACTCAAAAGTAACAAATACTATATCACCAACCTTAGGAGCTAAAAACTTAAAACCATTGTTGATAGAACCATGTTGACTCTTTGGGTAAGCCCAAGATATAATGCCGCTCATTACTTCAGGACAACATACCTTGATACGATTCATATGTTTCTCTTGGTCATCATTATCTACCACAATGCCTCGATAGACTGAGTAATATCTACCCAATCCTTCGAGGCCTTCTTCTGTTATCAATTTAGCAGTTGAGTACATTATTCACTTATTTTTTTTTGTTTTTATTATACTGAAGGTACATCTTCTCAGCATAGTTAATCCAATCAAAATTATACTTAGCCTTCATCTCTGGGGTAATCTTACTTGGGTCTACCCATTTTACCGTAACTTTACCCGGTTTAAGAATACCGTCAGAATATACCATATTGCCCTCAGTTTGTACAGTACCAGCAGCTATAGCCATTGGGTCTTTAGCATATATCTCATCCGTATAAAGCTTATTAAGTAAAAATTTTCCAGCACCTTTTGGGTCTACCATTTTACCTGTTTCTGAGTCCATATAAGCTTCAACAAAATAAGTTACTTCATTATTAGTAAAGTTAAAGTTAATACTAGAGTCAGGCCCAGATTTTTTCTTATCTTTACCGAACTGGGTTTTAGCACCGGAAGCAGCATCATTGCTTACAATATCCTGAGTACTTAGGTGAGACTTAGCAGTTATCTGTCCATCCCGAGCATTATTCTTAATCAAATCTAGAGTGCATAGATAACCCTGACCTGCATCCATCGAATGTTGTACTGATTTAATATACCAATACCCAGACCAACGTTTACCTACATTCCCTAAAAAAATTACCTGAGAAGATTGTAATGAAGGTCTACCAACTACTGTCATTTGACAAGAAAGTTTTCTTTCAGTAGTTTTAAGACCACCATTAGCATTAGCATTCATAGCCCAAATATATTTATCTGCTCCACCATATCTACTAAATAAGTTGTGATATAACTTGTATAGAGGTACTGATAAATCGTGTTTCTTCCAACGGCGTACTTTTACTTTCTTACCCATATTACCATAACCCAAATTATATTGTTGAGTATCGGTTGAAGATACCTCAACAATATTGGGGTCTTTTTGCATAGCTCCATAACCTCTATCCCAAGCACTAGAATAACTAGTTTGGTATTCTAAACCACCCATAGCTCTACCAGATTTTATCCTATAACCTTCTGGATCATACTCAGTAGGGTCTATATATTCTTCAGCCATATACCTTATCTGTTCATCACCAGTAAATACATATTTCTCAGCTTCAAAATATTGTTTTAAATTACTTTCAGCAGATTTACCAGTCTTACAGGTTTTCTTAATTTGTTGAAGTATAGCTCGTTTATCAGCAGGTAAAGTTCTCTCTACTTCTGATATAGCTCTTTGATAATCTTCAACAGACATCTGATTAAGCTTAGCCTCTTTACTAGCATTAAAAGATTGGCCCGGAGTAGGTAATGGTTCTTTTGAATTAGCTTCTCTCAGAGTTTTTAAATCTGGAACAGCAAAACCCTTTGCTCTCTTCTGATTATCTACAAATTCAGCCTGAGTATTAGGGTGACCCAATCCGAAATTCTGACCGGTATTATAATCCCAAGAAGGTACTACTTCAGTATTATCTTGAGGAGTTACGGTCTTATCCCGTTTATGGGTTATCTGTTCTTTATCCTTGTCGGGTTCTTGAATACCAGTAGAACCCACAATAATATCTTTTTCATCCGAGTCTACAGTTTGGGATAGAATTGCTTTAACTCTTTTCTTTACATTCTGCATGGTAAATGATACTTTGAGTACTTCACCATTTTCGAATTGGTATATATAATTATATTCTGGCTCTTGGGTAAACTTTCGATTATGAATATAAATTACACCATCCCGAGAATCAATATACCAAGGACCATTAGGATAACCTTTCATTTTCTGTTCTAATTGAACTAAGATGTTATTACCTATTAATCCTAAGTCACTATCTATTAGAGCTTTCAAATCTGCCGGCATGGGTACTTGAGCTACTCCACTAAAGCTATTAGCGTAAAGTATCTTTCCAACAGTATTTCGACTCTGTTCTGTCGGGACCTGTAGTGACTCGTAGACTTTATTACTTATTACTTGTTTAGCCATTACTGAAATATTTCTATGATTACACCGATATCATTGTTACAACCCTTATCTAAAAAATTAGATAAGCTATACTCTGATAAATCTGAATAGGTGTATGGTGGTTGGAATCTTAAATCTCCAACTGTATCTATACACTTTAATGTCACATGAGTTCCAGTAGAATCGAATACACAATCTAAGTCTCTTACCTTGATACTTCGTATTGGGCTTGAAATAAATTGGCCATCTGGATATATGTATCCCCACTGAAGATAAATAATAGAGCCTTCCTGGAGTTCTTGGATATCTACTGTATCGGGGTCTCCAGTATCAAATGTGATGGTTGCTAAGTTCTCCTTCTCCTCATCATATTTGTAGCTCCAATTACTTATATAAGCGCCAAGTGGTATGCCTGTAATTACATTCATTATAGGCATACCTCCAGAATCGAACAGTGCCATATAGGGTGTTGCTGTTCCATTATAAAGAATGGGTTGATTAGGTTTCTTAGTTGCCATACATTGGTATTCGTATTAACTTATAGGGTTCAAGTTCTGCAAAAGGGTTTAGGATATTATTAGCCTCAGCTATTAAATACCATTTCCCAGAATCACCATAATAACGATAAGCAATGTTCTGCAAGGTTTCTCCATCCATTACCGTATGTTGCTTATCGTTATTTGTATATGGAACCGATGGTGGGATTGTTTCTAAGGAATAATCCCCCTCATCATATTTAAGAGCTACTGCCCCATCATAGGGGCTAGCTCCAGTTAAGTATTGATTTAAGTCTATCATAAACTTATTCCTTTCGTTTTCTTTAGAGTTTCTTCACTTACAATATCTGCATAGGATAAATTGTAAGCACTTACTCTCTTGAAGATTAATTCTTGAGTTGCAGCTGCAGGAAGTAATTTCAAATCATCAATCTCGCATGACTTACCTGCAATCCTTGTCCTTGAAGCATTTCGAAAATTGTTCAAGGTATAGGTTGCTGAAGTAAGTATGTACTGATGGTTCTCAAATATACCAGAGTTACCCCATTCAATCTTTAGGATTGGTGGGCTTGCCTGATAAGAGTTTGCCTTAGACCACATCTCTAATAACCTACATTTAGTGATTACCTCTTCGGGATTTTCTGGGTCATTACAGAACCATGATACATTGAATTGAATGATATCCTCTGCACCAGTATAATGATACATGGGTGTATTACGTCCCATAGACTTAATGGTAGCCCAGGTAGTTTCTCCCCTGAAGTCAATAGATGGTGGTCTATTCTGAAGGGTGATATATTGATAAGGAGATGATATCAGATTGTATATCACTACCTGATTCATATTACGAACTTCGGGCATTACCATAAAAAGCTCTTTATTCTTATTTACAGAATTACCTTTAGCTGGGTCCATTTCTTCATAACCAAAAGGAACTCCACCTTCTACCTGATGTTTTAATTCCATCCGATATTGGTTTTGTATTCTTTGGTTTACTTTGGGATTCTTTGATGTAGCTCTTGGTCCAAAAGGATTATTTGGGTCATATATCTTCCCCTTATCTGCAGTATCTTTAGGTAAGGTAGATGTAGCCCTGTTTAAATAAATCCTAGCCCTCCAAAGTTTATTTAAAGGACCAGTAAGAACTCCGGCAGAATCCCTGGTAAGGTCATTATACTTTTCAACAACCCCACCTGCTATTTGATTCAATATTCTTGCCATAATGGTTTTTAGTTTATTCCTAAAGCTATACCAGTAAAATCGGATGAATTACCTGGAGCAAAATCTCCAACTGGTTCTCCATCTACTGATATATTGATTCTTGAATCCTTAAAGCCATCTCTGATTGCAGACCTAACTGCCTCAACAAAAGCCTGTTGGTTTCTTTCTTGAATGGAAGCTTTGTTATCATCAGAGTTTAAAGCTTCAGTATTCTTATCTACCGAACTTGTAAGGCTTCCGATTACCTCTATCAGTAAAGGTATACCTATACTTAAAGCTAATCCCAATGGACCACCTAAGAATCCTAAAAGTCTACTACCAAGTAATCTAGCACCAAATCCTATAGCACCTCTCTTAGCTACCTGTTGGCCTGCCGTTCTAGTTACAGTAGAACCTACTGCAGCTCCTGCTCCTGCTCCAGCAAGTGTACTCATTGAAGTAAATCTCCCTTGTGAATCTCTGGCTACTACAGTACCCTTTTTGGTTTTACCCACAGTACCTCCCATAGGTAATGCAAAAAATTTACCAGGAGCCATTTGTAAGGCGGTCATCCTCATCATCATGGCAGATATATTCCTAAGATGACCTTCAAGGATAGTAGCTTGAACATTTGTTTTAGTCATACCCGCAGCCATACCTTCAGTCTCTGCCGTAGCTAAAGCTTGGAATGTACTAATCATTCGAATAGTACCAGATATGAATTTGAAGCCTTGATAGATTGTACCAACTAAAGCTCCAGTAGCAACTATCTTTACTAAGAATTTACCAGCCCAGGTTTCTTGGATATCGTTGATTATTTTAAGTAAACCTGAACCAAATTTTAGTAGAGGGTTAAATACCTTGGCTAGTGTAGAACCTGCAGTTACTATAAAGTTCTCCCAGTTTGATTTAAACTGTTCTATAATACCCGCAGGAGTTTGTAACCTTTCTTGAGTTAAATTTTCTACTGTACCCTTTGCCGAGTTTACCTTATCCATAAGTTCGGTAAGCTTATTGGTACCTGACCAATAATCCTGGAGTAATGCAGATGCTGCTCTTGTACCTCGAACTCCGAAGATATTAAACAGAGCAGAAGATATATCTATACCTCTTCTACCTCTAAGTTTATCTCCCAACATGGTTATAATCTTATCCAACCTTAAAAGGTTTCCTTGGGAATCTACTAGAGAAGCTGGGTCTATACCTAAAGATTTTAGCATAGTACTACCTGCTTTTTTCTGCCCGGTTACGGAAAGGGTTAAATAACGCATCATATTTGCTAATGCAGTACCTGCAGATGAAGCTTGGATACCTTGATTACCAAGTACTCCAATTGCTGCAGCTGCATCACCCATACTAATTTTAGCATTTCTAAATTCGGCTCCTGAATATTGGAAAGACTGTGCAAGGTCGGTTAATGAGATATTTGCAGAAGTTACTGCAGTTGCCAATTGGTCTACTACCTGGGTAGCATTTTGAGAAGGTATATCGAAGGTCTGCATGATGTTAGTCATCAAGTCAGCAACTCCACCTTTCTCTCCAAGTGGCATACTAAAGATAGAAGCCAGTTTAGCTGCAGGGCCAATCATTTTTTCGATTTGCTCTACATTGTTACCGGCCATTGCCAAGTACTTTTCTCCTGATGCAATATCTTTTGCTGTAAGAGGTGTTACCTCGTTGACCTCCTTAGCAACCTGCATTAGCCTTGCCTGTTGAGCAGCATTTGCTCCAGACATCTTAGAAGCTAAGAATACTTGGTCATATACTCCTGCAGAATATTGGTAGGCTTTAGCCATACCACCAACCAATTCTTTTCCAAAATCAAAAGCATTAGCAGCAGACATTTGAATACCTCTGTTCCAGGTATTCATATCATTCATCATGGTTCTGAATGAATTAGATATCCTGCCTGCTTCATTGGAGAATCGGTCTTTTAATACCATTGCAACACCGACCTCAACTAAGCTTCTACTGTTTATCATTTATTTTTTAATCTTTTTAGGTTATCATAATATTCATCGGCTAAGTCTTTAAATCTCTTTCTTTCTCGATACGGAAGACGCAAAAAGCTGAGATAATCAAGGACTATCTCAGCTCTACATATATAAGCAAATGTACCTGGGTGGTCTACGCTTCCGTCAGGTAGAAAAAAGAGGATGACAACATAATAGGGTATTCTACCTTCTCTCCAGTAGTAGGATTCTCTACTTGAGTATTACCACTGAATACTGGGTCATGGGCAAAGATTGCCTTACGGATTTCTGCCATATCCCTTACTGAGAAGAGAGAGAAGTTTTCTACCTTTTCCCATTTGTTATCTACCAATAATCTTAGGTTTCTTGCCATTAAGGCAGTACTCTTAGTTTGCTTTTCAATGGGAAGCATAACCAACCAACGTTCTCCTGCACCGGTCATCAAGTCAAACATAACTTGTTTACCAGAAGATAATACTACTTCATAGTCTACGAGTTTCTTCTGTACCGGATAATAAGGGATGGCATTGGGTTTATCATTCATTTCTTTTTCTGTAGGTAAGGTTCCGTAATCTTCAAATACCATTTCCTTCAAGGGTTGGCCATAAGAAACTAATCCACCATTCTGACCCCAATCATATTCGAATTCTACTTCTTCTCCCAAAGAAAAGATTCTTGACATGAAGATAATGTGGTACCTGTCATTCAAGGGAATACGGTCTGCATCCTCTACCGTAAGTCTTCGGTTATGAGTGAAGTCTGTATCTACCACGATTGCCTGAATAAACTTGGTAAGGTTCATCAGATTCTTAGAGTCCATAGGATTAGATAAGATATCCTCATCTGCTCCATTCTGTTCACGGATTGAATACTTAAATCCTGAAGGTGCTGTAAATTCACAAGTTCTAAATTCCATATTTCTTCTTAATTTTAATTAGTTACTTAAGTTCATAGTATCGGATATAACAACAAGAAAGGGGTGAGCCCTTTTTAGGAATCCCACCCCTCCACCTAAAAATCTTAGTTGAAAATAGACTAAGCTTTTAATACTTATCGATAGTACCTACTGAGAATTCGATACTTTCAATTGTGTTTTCTGAAGCCATTCGGTCTAGGTCTAAACCTGTAATCTTACATGGCCATACCTCTTCGAAGAAGTGGGTGTTGAGTACAGAAACTCCATCTTCGGCAAGTTCGTTTACGATTACATTTTCCCAGTATTGGCTTGGTACCAAACCACCACCTGCAATCATATCTTGGCATGAATAAAGCCAATCATGAAGCCATGTATCTGAACCTGCAGTAGTTTGCAATTTCCCTACTACTAAGTTACCTACTGTAACTCTACCGGCAGTTTTAACATCCCGGTTAACGTCTCCATGAGCAACCTGGTCAATCTCAATATCTGGCAAAGTACAAGTTTGGAACAGATAGGTATTGATAGGGTGCTTAGGGAAAGTGATACTCCAAAGGAATTTCTTTCTCGGATTTTTTACTTTTGCTCCCATGTCTTTTAGTTTTATTCGTTTTCAACAATTGATACCGACTTAGAAGCCTGGTCAATAATAATTGACATTGTAACTTCTTGCATTGGTACAATATCTTTAAATTTCAAGATAGCCTTGTATTTACCTTGACGAACATCTTGTTCGTTATTTACTGTAAGGTCATTGTAAGAATTGGCATCTTGGTCACCCATCCAGGTATATTCCGACATGGCATCACCATCTATGCAGGCATCAAGAAGAGGTTTAACCTCAAGCCAAATCTTATTCCAAGTGTTCCAGATATTGGGTTCTTCCAAATATCTTTCTAGAATTGGTCTAAGATTCTTTTTAAGATACAGATTCAATCTTACAATAGCAAGGAATCTTTCTGAATCCTGTTTTACCTGAGAAGAGAAGCAATGCCATAGCAAGGTTTTCTTTCCCTGGTTAGGTACATCCTTGACGCAGATTATATTTACATAATTCTGAGCCAATTCGTTGAGTTCATTGGTTCTTGAAGGAGAACCATAGTTCGGGCATACCGGACCATTACCATCATAGATAATACCTCTGTTCATTCCGGCAAATGATTTCCATACACCGAATTGAGTAGCAGAAGCATCTCCCAATCCAAAGATAGTACCCAATACGTCGGAATCTACCAAGTTACCTTCTTCGTTGTAATATTTAATACCACCACCGAAATATGCTACATACTTGGAGTTACCTACAGTACCAAGGCAAGTCTGTACCCAGGTATTGATACTTTTCAAATCTCTTGGCTGGTCGCCTTGAGTATAGTGAGTAGTATATTTGGGTATTTCGATATAGTAGGTATACTCTTGCAATTCTTTAACCATATCTACGGCAGCCTTGTGTACCTTAAGTACATCAGAATCTGAAGTAAGGTGTTGGTGAATATGAGAGCAAGCGAATTGGTATACATCTACATAATCCTTTACGAATTCGAGAGAAGCAATCCATTCGTCTGAAGTTGGAGTAGTACCAGCATTACCTATGGTACCATTAAGAGTAACCGCATTATCAGTAATTGCTGCATTGTTAAGTTTGATATCGATTGGGTTCTTTGTTCCATCAACATCATCCGTTAACCATTTGATGAGGTTATTCCAAGATTTGATACCTTCTACTGTATCGGTCATAACCGGTACAAGGTATTCTGAATTCTTTGCAAAAGCACTTAGAGCAAGGTAGTCTACTGAAGTGTTGTTTACTGTATCGGCCGTTTTGTAGGTAATGATAGGGCCTTGTTCTAGTACCTGACCATTAGCACTTACTACTTGATAGTAGATTGTGTTAGCTTGTTTGTAAACTTTTACATTGAAGGTTTCAGCACTACCAATGGGGTCTCCATAACCCTTAGTTACCAATCCGAATCCTACTGTAGTAGAACCAGAAATAAATTTAAATAGGGATTTAGGACTTGCTTCTTCAGAAGTAGATTCAGTTACTGAATCATCTTCAGAAGACCTTGTTGTTCTAGCACCTCTTGCTGCAGCTACAGATACAACTCCCTTGGCTGCTCCCTTACCCAATACCCTAATAACACGAAGCTTAGAACCACCTATGAAAGCTTTCTCGATATTTGATACAGAACCATCCGGTACTATCTCAGAACCAAAGACTCTTTGGAAATGTGAGAAAGAATTGATGATTTCTGAAGGGTCATCATAAGGACCTTTCGTGGTTCTAGCCAATACACATGAAACTCCTAACATAGGAGTAGTCTGTTGAACATTTCTGTTCTCAAACTCAAACTTAACTGAAGGTGAATTTGGCATATTATACTTAATTTTAAAAAGTTAGTTACTTATTTAATTAATACCCTGAAGTATTGTCCTTATTCACTTGGAGTTGAAGTAAATCATTTTCCTTCTTTTCTACTGTACCCAAGAGTACTGAGATATCGGTGATGGGAACCAATTCTCCTTCTCCTGCAAGTTTTTCGGGCAAGATACCGTCTTTACATATATATTGATATACCTTTTCAAGTAGGCCATGACTTTCATCAGGATGGTCATAGTAATTACCTATCTCTATATAAAGGTTTCCAGTAGGAGCAACCTTACCATCTTCCCATTCTTCCAGGTCATTATAGTAAGGTCTTACATATCCTCTTGATGGCAAAGCTTCATACATGATACTATGAAGTAATCTCATATCTTGCTGAGTATTTGCTACAAGATGTATATCCAGAGTTATGTCTTTAGTCTCATAAGGAAATTCTGAAGCCTGGTAGTTACCATTCTCTAGTTTATCTCCTATGATATATTTGTTCACACCTATATCACCATTATAGAATCCTTGCAATTCTATGGTGATTCTAGGGCAAGTCTTTGCACCTTTTACCTGATTATTACCTACTCCAAAGATAGGTATGAATTTCTTTAAGGCTTCTGAGTCTTCCTTAAATCTTTTCTCATTCTCTAAGGATAATGGTAGGTAATCATCAGGATTTAGTGTAAGCTTTCTTTTTAATGCTGTCGTTAATAGACAGATATAGAAAGTCCTTTCTACTATTTCTTCTGTATTTACCATAATATTATACTAATTGAGCCACTAATATCGGAGTAAACGAATATTTTCCACCATCAGTAAATACACACTCGAAGTTAGCAGAAGTTCCATTTATCATCACACCTGCAGTTTTTTTAGCATGTACCGTTGCTGACAAAGTAGTTTTAGGTGTATTTGATATATTACCATAATTAGTAATCCAATAGGTTACAGTTACATTAGAATTAAATAACTTAACATCCTGTGATTGACCAACAGTGGGGATTTTAAAAGCCATAACTTCTTCAGAGACTTTTTCACCTTCTATTAATTTACTTCTATACCCAGTAATCGTAAATCCAACAGAAGTTTCATATTCATTAACATTCTGGTCTTTTGGTACTAATAAAGTTACAGATGGTGGCTCTAACCTATAAGTATAGGAAACTGTACCTGCTGCCTGAATAACTTTGATAGTTTTAGTATCATTACTTTCACTCTGTTTAATAATTAGAGTTCCGGTAATATCCTGTTCAGTCTTATTCTTAGAATTTATTTTTACCTCTAGATTCTTTTCTGTTTGGTCAGTAAATCTAACAACATAATCAGTAAAAGGATTTCCCTCTACGAGTTCAGCAATAACATGTACATTTTCCCAATCTCCCTGAGGAGTACCATTAATCATTCTCCTACGACGGGATGTAACTACCAAAGTATCAGTGCCACCTTTACCCGGAATATTAAGTGTATCCTTATCTACCTCTAATTGATATTCGTAACTAAGGGTACCTTTCTTCTGAAGAAGGCTAACTGTTTTAGTAACTCCATTGACATCTACAATCAATGAAGCCTTCTTATCTGATTCAGTATCATTCATCTTTAATGGGTGTACCATTACAAGTGTAGGACCTTTACCAGATGTTTTATCTACTTCAAAATCTGCCATTATTTTGTATATTTTCTGAGTTCTTTTCTTACTTCATTACGTATAGACTTTTGTAAAGCATCAGCTCCACCTGCAGCTTTATAAGCAGGTCTCCATAATTCACGAGGTGGTAAGTTACCATCTCTACTACCATATTCCAACATGATAGCAATTTGATTAAGAGTTTTACGAGAAGTCTTTCCAAAGTAGGTTGTCTTTTTCAATCCAAGAGGTAGACCAACAAAGGTTCTATCTTTTCGGTTCACTATAGTAACTGACCTTGCATATTGACCAGTAAGGTTTAATAGAGTATGAGAACCATACTTCTTAAGTGTAGCTACTGAATGTGGTGGCCAAGATACTCCGGAACCTGGAGGAGGAACTCCCGTATTTAAGCTCCTCTTAACAATACGAAGAAGTTGATTACCGAACTTTCTTGAACCCAAATCATAACCTCTTTGCATAATTTGAGGAGTTCTAGTAATCAACTTTTCTGCTTGCATTTGTTTTCTTGGGTCTACATAAATCTGAACACTTCCTATCGGGAGAGATATATTTATGTTAACCCTTTTTGCCATCTTTATTGTTTTTACTGTTTAATCCTAATTCCTGGGCAATTTGTAAGAGAAGATTCTCTTGGGTTGATAACCGAGAATTTATCTCTACTTTAAAAGTTTCAAGCTCTTCAGGTTTATAAGCCTGAGCTGGAGCTTGGGGAGCAATCATACCCTCAATTGTCTTAAAGATATTATCACATTCAGTTACGATGGTTTCATACTTATCACGATTATTAAGAACATTCAAGGCATTGGTTCTTTGAACATTTACCTCATTAACAATGTTCTTAAGATCGGTAGTGTAGTATACACCATTGTGAATACCCTCCGTAGTTTGAACAGGTAAGAAGACTGTAAGTGAGGATACTGAATCTTGTATTACAATTTCTATACTTGAAACAAAGTTGCCATCATTGCCAGAAGACATTGGCTTAATTTCACCAACTCTGACTACCGTGGCCTTATCAAAGATTGGGTACATTGAACGTCTATCTCTTTCTAAGGTATACAATGTATCACCTTTTTGTAGTTTCGAAAAAATCAATTCTTCCATAATTACCTCCTATTTATTAAGTTTAAACCGAATGATACTGCACCTGGATTCTTCTGCATAAAGTCTACCAAGTTTAAGAATTGATAGTATCCGAACTGGTCTACAAGGGCTTGGGCTTTGTTTGCTACTTCTTGAGCAATCTCTTGATTAGGAGCAGGCAAAGAGATCTGTATCTGATATTCGGTTAGTTTTTCTTTTTCCATCTCTCTAAGTTTTTAGGTGTTAAAACGAAGGAAGGAGTACACCTCGTAAGGTGTACTCCTTCCCTTTGCAATGTCCGGTTCTTAATTAGGATGCCGGAGCTGTGGTTGTTTTAAGAGCGGCAACTACAGACTGGATAATGTTCTGGTCTCTTTGAGCATCTACCACTCGGTTGAGACGAGCGATTTCCTGGTCTTTAGCCGTGTTTTCGATAAGGCACTTGATTTCCTGTTGACCGTTCTTGATGTCGCAGCAGCAATTCTGTTGTTCATGTTCCATATGGCAAAGACGGTCCATAACACGATTGAAGCCTGCTCCCATTTGGTCACGAGAATCCCGGATATCGGAATTGGTTTTGTATCCCAAATCACAAAGTCCTCTTTCCGTTGTGAAACGGTTGTTAAGGATTTCTCTACCAACACCGGCAACATCTTTTGCTACACCATTGACTTCTTGAGTAACTCCACGAGCTGCATCAGAGATATCTTTGTAGATACCTGCCTTTGCTTCTTGAACTGTAGCTTCTACTTTCTGAATGTCAGCTTTAGTGTCATTGATTTTGTCCCATACGGATACTGCGGCAGCACCAAAGCCACCACCTACCAAGGCTCCACCAACTGCACCCCAACCAGAGCCCCAGCCTGAGTTTCTATTACAACCATCATTACAACAACGGTCTCTGTCGGCTACCACTACTGTGCCTTCTCCAGATTTTAATTCCATAACGGTTTAGTTTTAAATTGTTAAACATAAGTTAATTAATTTTGTATATAGGCCTATACGTATATAAATACCGCAGTATTGTTTTATTGGTACTAATTCTAAATAGGAGCTTGTATTGTTTGGTTGTTATCTTGCAATACAATAACCATGAAGTTACTCCAAGTATCACTTTTTGGGTTTTTAACAGTTATGTTTAAGCTATCCCCAGCATGAGCAAAAACTCTGGCCCCAGAATCAGGGTCAAGAACTTCCAAGCCTCGATTATTATTCCACTGAAATTGAGCCTGAGTACCAGTTCCAGAAAAGAAATGGCCTGGATATGTAGATGGAGAATTAGGAGCTCCCTGAGTCTGAGGCGTTATCCTAAACACATACAAGGTTACTAAACTCATTCCAGAGGCTGATAATTTGAGTGTAAGTGTGTTAACCTTTGGAGCAGCTTGTGCTAAATCAACTTCAACATATTTATTACTCCCCTCTTGAGTATAAGTGGCAATTCCAGTTCTGCTACCATTACTGGGATTTGGGTCTGCAGCTACTTTGTCTCTTAGAGTATGAAAACCAAAAGACCTTGTTATAACTGTCCATGAAACATCTTCCCGGGTTGTTGTTTCGACTCCGTTTATAACTTTTTGTCGATAAGAAGAAACTGTAACATATTTAGTTTCGCCACCAGATGCAAAAGTTAACACGGAAGGTGAAACGGTGAAGTAATAATTCCAAGTTACTACATATGCACTTTGAGTTACAGTAACTTCCTTATATACCGTACCCATAGTTGCTCTTACTACTACACTTCTTGGATTAGGTGTAGGATTCTCGGCTACTGTTAAAGTAGTACCAGATAAACTAAATCCAGTTACTGCAGTAGGTATACTTAAGGTAGGAGTACCCGTTGCATCTGAAGCTGCATTGGTAGCTCCTGAAGACCAATGATTAGTTCTTGGTGCCCTTGCACTTGCGGAGATTTGGGATGTACCGCCTTTCTCTGTAAAGGTACTTGGATTAGCATATATAGAAACTACCCAAGCTCCCTGAGTAACATTTACTATCTGGTTAGCTGCCTGGTATACATCTACAGATTTCGAAGCAGATTTACCATTTTGAGATAATGTAAGGGTTCTACTACCCAACCGGGTTCTTGCTTTTTGTGTAGTACCAAGATTAGAACCTGATATGGCATTACTCCAATTTACTGTAGCCCCAGAAGTAATTGTACCACCATCATTGGTTTTACCATTCCATCCCCATGGTTGAGAATAAGAATATGTAAATACTCCAGAAGTTCCACCTGCAGCTGGTATATCAGCAATTCCACTGGTAGGATTTATGGTAATATCGCCATAAGTTTGTGTACCTGCGGCTTGGTTAAAGGTAACAGTAAATTTCTTACCGGATTCATTTTGGGTATAGGTCATTGAATGAGACCTTGAACTTAAACTTTTATTCTCTTGTGCCGACCAGGATTCATTGGTATTTATTAACCAACTGGGCAAACCGGTATTGGTAAAAGATATCTGAACTAAGTTTCCATAAGTATGATTATTTCTATACTCTTGACGAGTAGAAGTTATATCCAATATTTTATTAGCAGAACTAATACCTCCAAGAGCATTAAAGTTTATTCCTGGATATTTACTACTAAAAGTATATTCAAATCTCTGAGAAGCTGCTGCCTGAGAAACAGCTCCCTCAATAGATTTTCCTGATTCTGCCTGAGTAAAGGCTACAGACCCATACCTTTCCTGGGTATTAAGATTTTCTGTAGCTTTAAGACCATTCTCAGAATAAATCCAATCAGGATGTGTAGATAAGTTGTAAGATACCGGAATAACTCCAGATTGAGCAACTCCATCTAAGTATTTTTGTTTTTGAGTAACCAAATCAAAACCAGCAGGAGTTGGAGCTCCACCTAAAGCCGTGAAATTTAGAGTCTTATTAGTTAATGCCAGAGTATACTTATAAGTTACCTTATGTATATCACTGAGTTGTACAGTTTCATTATCACCATAGGAACTGGCATTGGAGATTTCCAAGCCTATGTAAGATTCTCCCGTTCCTGTAGGAGAGAGTGCTAACAATTCAGCCTTGGTAGGGCATTCATTTGAATCCTTACCAAGGCCTACTTTAGTTTTGACAGCACTCCAAGTTGCTATCTCTCCCATATTAATCCAAGTTTGTGAATAAAAGTTTCTTTTCCAATTCTTCGATTCTTGCCTTCAGAAGTTTGATACCTTCAATTGCCAGAACCGACATCTTAGAATAATCTACCTCTTTAACCACTACATAAGTTTCTCCATCCTTTTCGATTGTTTCGAAGACTTCAGGATTAGGTACAGTTTCAGGTTTAACCGTATTCTCAGAAACTAATTCTGGGAAATGTTTTTCGATTGCCTGAGCAATAGTACCTATATCATGACTACCTCGAATTATGAATGAATCGGTAGGTATAGAGCAAATCTCATCAAGAGTATGTTCCAAAGGTTTGATGAAGGATTTAAGTCTTTCATCGGATTCCTTCCATAACCCAGAAGGAGCAGATACTTTCTTAAATACAATCTCAGAGTTAGTTCCCATTCCCAACTGGTCTCTGGTTACATTGTGAGGATTAGATTTATTCTGAGTATGGGTATTTAAGTTAGCTTGTGCATTTGTACCTGCAGCCTTAGCATCTGCAATAGCAGTTGCCTGAGCAGTAGATACTGGTTTATCTGCATCTGACGTATTGTTAACATTACCTAAACCTACCTGAGCTTTGGTTACTCCATGTGGATTAGATTTGTTAGCAATATGAGAATCTACCTTAGCATTTACATTAGTATCTGCTTGAGCTCGGGTTGCAGTTTCATCCGAGATTAACTTTTCTACTCTATTGATTTCACCCTTTCGGTTATCTATTTCTTCATACAGTTTACCATCAGTAGCCTGGATTCTTCCCTCTAGATTATCAACAGCAGCAGTCATTCCGTCTTCTAGCTCTTTGAAATTAGCTGAATCGGCTGCCTTTCTATCGGATATTTCTTTATTGATAGCCGTAGTTAATTCAGCTTTAGCAGTTGCAATAGCCTCGTTTCTATCTACTACTTCCTGAGCTATATCATTAGCCAATTCTCCTTGAACACCAGAAATTGCAGCTTCCCTTGCAGCAGTTTCGGCAGCAATTTGATTAGGTAATGTAGTGTCAAGTTTAACCTTATCTGCAGCAGCCATAACACCGGCTTTAGTAGAATTAGCAGCAGGAATATCCAATCCTTGAATAGCTGTACCATCGGACTTTTCATATCGGATTGTAGCTTTAGAAGTATCCGTAACAATATCAGTTAATCGTATAGGATTAAAGGCTTTAAGAGCATTAAGATTATCCGTAGTGGTTTTACCTTTTGCTCCATCATAAGCAGTACCAGTGATTTCACCGATTACTACTCCACCAGAAACAATAGGTGCCCAGGTAGTACCAGTCCATCTAAATTGATAGGTGGGTTCTCCCTCAGTTACATTTTGATAAATCTTTCCTGCTTCCCCAACTATTGTTCTAGTATGGTCTGGATTCTCAAATAAGGCAATATTAGAAAGTTCTCCAGTAGGGGATTTATCATAGGTAGCATATACATCGATTACATCATCTACATATGAGGGTAATTGATTAGCAGGTACTTTTCCATTTTCATCCAAAGAAGCTAATCCATTTGCCTGAGCCTTAGTTGCAATGAATTCATCTAAGGCATCCTGAACTCCCTGTATATTTCTAGTTAATTCGGTTTTCAGGGTAGCATCTGCATTAGTTCTTGCCGTTACCTCCTGGTCAATACGAGTACCGAGAGCAGTATCAGCATTGGTTCTATCAGTTACCTCTTTATTGATAGCCGGGGTTAACTTGGTATCTAAAGCAGTATCGGCAGCTTTACGATTTTGTACTTCAGTTGCAATAGTACCTTCTAAGGTAGTCTTAGTAGTATTAATCAGTTCTTTCAGTTCTGTTTCCAATTCTGAGGCATCTGTTCCAAGAGCATCAATCAAACCCTTCAATACCTTACCTTGGTTTGCACTTAAAGGTAACTTACCATTACCTGTAGTTAGGTTATTAACTACATCTCCTTCTATAAGAAGTCTACCAGTTCTTATGAAAGAAATAGACCAAGCACCTTGAGCAGTTCTCTTGAATTCTCTGTAAAACTCATTACCAGCCGATTCATACATAAGTCTCAGAGTGATATCTCCAGTAGTAGGACCACTAAGCTGTAAGCTCAATCTGAATTGCTGATAGGAATTGTTACCAGTATCCACTAATATATAAGGTCGGTGTGTAGTGTTTGTTGCAATTTCTTGCAATAATTCATTAGTAAATACTGCTGCAATCTCTTCTGAAGTTGCCTGGGAAACCAGAATAAATGCTGCTGCAGGAATAATGATGGGTTCCAATTGAGCATCTAATTTCTTTAAAGAATCAACCACATTTACAGAACCTCCCATATAATTGGTATCGGTAAGTGCAGGCATCCCCAAATCATTGGTAAGACCTACTGCAGCTTTTACCTTATTGAATTTAGAGTCAGCATCTGTCTTATCTACTTCAATACGTTTCTGTACTTTACCAAATGCCACTGAAGTAGTATCTGTTGCCTTTACATCCAAATCTGCTGGAGTAGTACCGGCATTCTTTTCATACCCATCCAACTTAATATCTGTACCATTCAATACTGGGTTTGAATCCAATCTGTGAGTATTGATAGTATGAGCATTAGTAGCATCGATGTTATCCTGCAAAGTATTATCTGCTGCCTTTCTATCGGTTTCCTCAGTATCTATATTTTCCTGAAGAGTAGTATCTGCAGCTTCCCTTGCATCCTCTTCATTATCAATACGAGTACCAAGTGACATATCTGCTGTAGTACGGTCTGATATCTCCTTGTCTAATTTAGTTTGGAGGGTAGTATCTGCAGTGGTTCTATCCTGGATTTCCTTGTTAATCTTATTATCAAGGTTAGTATCAGCTGCCTTTCTTTCCGAAGTTTCCGTATCTATACGAACTCCCAATGCAGTATCAGCAGCACCTCTAGCAGCTTCTTCGGCATCAAGATTATCCTGAAGAGTAGTATCTGCAGCTTTACGTTCTTCAGTTTCAGTAGTAAGAGCCTGATTAGTATCGGTAATCAAACCTTCTACTCGAGTAATCTCTGCCTTACGTGCAGCTATCTCAGTTTCAAGTAAAGCCTTAATTTCCAAGTAAGAACCAGAAATATTATTCTGAATACCCTGGATTAATTCCAAGTTTCTCTGGATATTTGCCGAGTTCTGATTAATAAGAGCATCTTGGTTATTTGCTCTTGCCAACAATTCAGTACGAGTTTCAGTAACGTAGGTTCTTAAATCCTCTACTATCTTGGTAAGCTTAGTATCCAGAGTTGTAAGCTTAGTTTCCAAAGCTTCATCACCAGATACCCGATTCTGAGTTTCAGTTTTAATCTTTGCAGTTAACTCCGTAAGTTTCTGAGTCATTGTAGTTGCAAAGTTTGGGTCGTTACCCAAAGCATCTGCAATTTCCTTCAAAGTATCAAGTACTTCTGGAGCTGAGCCAATGATTTTCTGAATTGCAGCTTCTACTTGTTCAGCAGTCTGGAATCCTGAATCATTCAATAACTCAGATACTTTGGTAATGTAGTTAGCTTTCTCTTGAATACCGTTCAGTTTTACCAAGAGGAGATCTGTAAAGTCATTTGAAGAAAGTACTTTACCATCTACCTTGTCTACCTTCTTAGATTCTAATCCTTGAATAGCAGTAGTACGGTCCGAAACTTCCTGAGCTAAGGCATTATTAATAAGGGTATCGGCATTTTTACGGTCTGTTACCTCTTTATCAATATTTACCTGAAGTGCTGCATCACCTGAAATACGAACATTAGCCTCATCAGAGATACTCTTAGTTAAGGCATTTACCTCATCTTTGTGATTGGCAATAGCCGTATTCAAGTTTGCCTGGATTGCATCCTCTTTGGCAATAGCTCTTTCCTTTTCTACATTGATAGCTGCAGTATTAGCTTCTACCTTTGTTTTGAGTTCATTTACCTTTTCATTTGAACCGGTTTCCAATGAATTAATACGGTCGCTCAAAGTTTTATTTGCAGCTTCCCGGTCTTTAATTTCTTGGGTTACTTTTCCTTCTACTCTAGTAATTTCACCAGAGATAGTTTGGTTAAGCCCCGATATCTGACCCTCTATTTTGGTTTCCAATGCAGCATCTGCCGATTTACGGTCTCCAACTTCTTTATCAAGATTTACTTGAAGGATTTGGTCTGCTGCTTTTCTTTCGGCCTGTTCTGTTCCCAGGGCAATATTCGTATTATCAATACGAGAACTGAGGTTACTGTCACCGTTAGTACGGTCTACAATTTCCTCATTAATCATATCTTTAACCTCTTTGTAGTTATCACCTACAGTTTTAGTTACAGCCGTGATTGCTTCTGAGTTCTTCTGAATGTTAGCTGCATTAGTAGCAATTACCGTAGTATTGGCATTTACTTGAGCAGTAAGTTCATTCTTAACTGTATTGATAGCATCTTGCATAGACAAAGCCAAATCAGATACTCTTTGATTAAGAGTAGCGATATTCTCAGTATGTGTTGCATCTGCCGCTTTTCTATCAGTAGCCTCTTTATTGATATTAGCTTGTAGGGTAGTATCTGCATCTTTACGGTCTTGGATTTCCTTAGCCAGGTTATCCTTAACTACATTCAAGGCAGTATTACCAATAGAAGTCTGAGCATCTACATACTCTTTAAGTTCGGTCTTAAGAGCAGCATCAGCTTCTTTACGTTCAGCTACCTCAGCATCAATATTTCCCTGGAGGGTAGTATCTGCAGTGGTTCTATCCTGGATTTCCTGATTTACCTTCTCAGTAATTGCTGCCAACTTCTTAGTGATAGTTGTAACGAAGTTAGGGTCATCACCTAAGGCTTTGGCAATCTCTTCCAGAGTGTCAAGTACTTCTGGTGCAGAACCGATGATTTTCTGAATTGCTGCCTCTACATCGGCTTCGGTTTGATACTCAGCATCATTTGCCAATTGTGATACTTGAGTAATATAATTAGCATGTTCTTCAATGCCATTCAACTTCTGAAGTAAGATATCAGTAAAGTCATTCTTAGACAGGGCATAACCCTCTCTCTTATCTACCTTACTTTCTTTAAGGGCATTATCTCCTGCAATACGAGCTTCCTTTTCAGCTTCTACTGCAGCAAGTACTTCACCCTTATCGGTATTAGTTCTTTCAGATAGAGCAGTAATCTTCTGGTCAAGTATTTGATCCTGAGCAGTACGGGTTGCTGCCTCTGAATCAATTTGCCCTTTAAGAACTTGGTCTCCAGATTCTCTTGCTTGAGCTTCCTTATCAATATTGGTTTGAAGGGTGTTATCGGCATTAGTTCTGTCAGCAACTTCTTTAGTCAAACCATTCTGCAATGTTTCATCGGCAGCTTTACGATTGGTAACCTCTTCTGCAAGTTTACTTTCAAGAGCAGCATCACCAGATTGACGAGTAGAGATTTCCTCGGTTAAGCTTTGACGAATTCCTGCATCCTGGTTTTCTCTTAATTGAGCCTCTTCGGCAATCTTCTGAGTAAGTTCTGCTTTGTCCTGAATATGGAGAGTAGTCATCTGGTGCATATCTTCCACCAGTTTATCATCTCCAGCCTTACGAGCCTCTGCTTCTTTATCTACCAGGTCCTTAGCATAAGCTTTAGCATCTGCCAATGAACCAGTAGTTTCATTACGCAAGTCGGCAATATCTGCAGTGTTCTTATCAACCTTAACCTCCAGCTTGTCGATTTTATCTACCAAAGCAATACGGATATTATCAATCTTCCCATTGAGTAAATCCACGGCTTTTAGCAAAGCATCATTTACTGCAGTAATTCGAGAACCGAGTTCGGCTTCTTTTTCTTTTGCTCGGTTAACCTCAGTAGTCAAATCATTACGAAGGTCGGTAAGTTTATTTGTGATATTAGTTGCAAAGTTGGGGTCATTTCCTAAGGCTTCTGCCAACTCCTTAAGAGTATCCAGAGCATCACCAGCACCGTCAACCAAATCACTAATCATTTTCTTAACTTGTTCTTCAGTTTGAAACTTGGAGTCGTTTTCTAACTGAGAAACTTTTGTGATATAATTGGCTTTCTCTTCGATTCCATCCAACTTATTTTTCAGTTCATCGGTGAAATCATTTTTCGATAAGTCATATCCCTCTTTCTTATCAACCTTGTTTTTGATAGAAAGAACGAAGGCCCAAAATTCATTAAGAGTTCCAGCAAAGCCAGCAGTAACAAAGTCATCATAGTAACCTTGTAATAGCCGCTGGTCAATTTCCTCGCAGGTGTAATATTTACTTACATACATATAGGTTTATATATTTAAGGGTTAATTAATAGGTTGTTTACCCAAGAACAGTTCAGTATTATTACCTCTGAAGGGTTCTCCTTCTGAACCACAGAAAGCATTCATGGGTATTTCTGGATTATCTGGGTCTACGTCTCCGCCATCCTCAACATCACCTCTGATTATTGCATAATCTGGTAATCTATTGACTCTGAACTTCATAGTTTGCCCAATACCTGGATGAGGTATTATCTTATCCCAAAGGTCTCCGAAATAATCTTGAAAGCAAGAAACGTATTTATCACCAGTCATGGATTGCATGGCTGTAATATCATTTCCTTGCCCTTTCATTTCAACATGTATTCCGCATATACCATGTAGGATTACCCTATTACTATCGAACCAAATCCCATTTTGGGTTTCAATTCGAGTCCATCGTAATTGTAACATCTTTGCCATATACGTTCATTTTTATTCTACAAATTCGATTTTGGTATCTCTATCTCTCTTGAGAATGACCATGAACACCAATGCTTCGTCTTTGGCTTGAGCAACTTGTGTATCTCCTGCAGGTTTATAAGTAATACCATTAATCACGAATCTATCATCAGACCAGTTAAAATCCCAATAACCTTCTGGAGTTAGATGTCCCAAGTTTTCTATATAAGATTTTGTAACTAGTATGGATAGATTCTCATCATCGAGTTCTCCAGTGATTGTGGCTTTATTGATAGGCCAGTTTCGAAAGGCATTGTAATAACAGAGAGCCTCGATGGGTATATTATAATATTTAGGGATATAATCTTCTCCATGACTTAGGAGTTGATTTACATTCTTTGCCCAAGTTATAGTTTGCCTTCCAGCATCTATATCCAAGAAATCATTGATAATCTTCTTGTATCTATCCCAAGAACGATTCTTTACCATTCTATGAGGAGTCTTGGTCATCTTTTCTTGATTAAGGTTCTACCGTTTCTTTTTACTGGTACACTTGGATTAGGTCCATCCAATATACCAGGTCTTCTTCTGTCAACTACTCGAGGAACTACTAACTTATTAACTGGTGCACAGAAGGGTAAGTAGATTTCTAATCTTGTAGCTAACATACAAAGTCTTTGTTTTAATTCGTCTATGACACCTCCAGATTGCAAAGCTTGTGAGAATGTTTTCCATAATGAAGATGTTGAATCTGAAAGCATATCATAGTACTGTACTTCAGTAGGCCCAGTAGTGATTTGTTTAATCCTATCACCTCTGGTAAGTTCTGGTTTCGAACTACCATCTCCCGCTTGTTCTTTGGTTGATGTTAGTTGACTAAGGTATTCTCCGGTACTCGTTAATAAATTAAGGAGCTTGACATTTAGATAATCCCAGGCTGCCAACTCCATTATTAATTGGTTTTCTAGAGCTTCGTACATTAATTCATCATTATATTTATCCAAAGGAATATAATGATTTACTAGTGGTTGGATATATAATTGCCATTTAGTTATATACATCTCCTTCTCTTTCATGGTCATACCATCGGAGATTTCTGAAGGGATGTAATAATTAATAAGGTTATATATACTGTCCGTTAATGTAGTAACAGCCTCTGTATTTACAATTATATGTTTGGTAGCAGAAAGATTAAGTCCATCGGAGTTCGTGATATTCAGTGCTACTGTATAAAATCCGGACTTTTCATAAGTGTAAGTTGGTTGCTTAACATCGTAAGCGGACCCCTTATCATCACCGAAGTCCCAGTCAAAAATGGACTTGGCTGGGACTTCGCTTAATACTCTAAATGAAACTTCCAGACCATTCGTAGTAGCTACGAAGTCTAGATTTTCCATGATGAATTATTTAGATTGTTCTTCGAACTCTTCCAGCAATGCCTGAACCAGGGTTACCGGAGTATCATTCTTCTCAGCTACGATTTCGTGGCGAGCAGCAA